TTATTCTCCATTTCCTCTGGACCGGCCCGCCCCGATGGCGACGACCTTGGTATCGCGCGGGTATCGCAGATGCGCGTCGGTAAATTCCCCGACCGCTTCCCAGAAAGCCTCGGTCGACGCGATGAACTCGCGCAGATATTCGGGCCGAAGGTGGGTGTAGCTGGCGCCGGTCCCTTCCTCGCTATGGCCCGCGGCCGCGTCGATCTGAGCGTCGGGAACGCCTTGGCGCTTGTGCCAGGTGTGGATCGTATGCCTGAGCGTGTTCGGCGTGCCGATCGGGCGCAGCTTGGCGCGGCGCGTCGTCTCGCCGAGCTTGGGCCGCGGCGGCAGCCATTCCAGTTGTCCGCTCTCATCGGACATCTGCCGCGCAAAGCCGAGGTCGGGCCGCAGCTCGTGGGCCGCGAGCAGGACGCCGGCGAAAGCGTTGCCGATGTCGCTGGTCGGCCGCTCGAACCATTCCTCGCCGCCGTCGGCCCGCGTCCGTGCCGACGTCGGCACCCGGTAGCGAATGACCTTGCCCCGGACGCCGGCCAGCCACGGCGCCAGGGTCGGACAGATCGGCACGATGGCGCGCCGCTTCCGCGTCTGCTCCTCGCCGGGCCGCAGGAAGTCGATCTGCCCGCGCCCGATCTGGGTCTCTGCGTTCAGCTCGAGCACCGCCTCGCTCCTGGCATGGGTGCTCAGCATTATCATCGCGTAGAGGTGAACATGGGCCCGATCCGGCGTCGCAGCGGCCGCCTCGAGCAGCGCCGCGACCTGCTCCGGGCTCCATTCCAGCGCCTTGATCCTCTTGCGCCCCTTCACGTCCTTGATCTTCGGCGCCGCGGCGAGGCGGTTGTTGTCGAGGCCCCAGCGGATCGGGCCGCGCAGCGCCGCGATGTCGCGCGAAATGGTCGGTGGCGCGGCGCCCTCGGCACCGCGGAACGCGATGAATCGGTCGACGAGCGGCCCGGTAATCGCCGATACGGTCAGCGGATCGGGCAGCAGGCCGTCGGCCGCGAGCATCGACCAGAACCGCTCCCAGACCGCGACCGAGTCGAGATAGCGCTCCGGCGCGTCGAGGCCAGCGACGTGCTGCTCGAGCCAGAGCGCGACCAGATCGGGCACCAGTACCTCGCCGGGCGGCAGGGCGACGGCCGGCGCGACCTTGAGCGCCTCGGCCCGGTCCGCGGCCCAATGGTCGGCTAGCGCTTCCCGCGCGCCCTCTGGCGGATAGTCTCCACCACCGCCAACACCTGTCGCCTTGCGGCGGACGACTCGACTGTCGAGCCAGCAGATGTTCCAATCGTCCCGGTCGGGCCTGTACCAGAGCCAGAACCGCCCGAGCTCGAATCGTTGGCCGGCCTGCGCCGGAGTGGTGGCAGAGGAGATGGGCTTGGCGGCGCGCCGCCCTGTTGCGGTGCTGGATCCGGGTCGGTCTGGCATATCGCTTCCATTTCCTCGGCTTCGATTGTCGCTAGGAGCGCATAAATTCTCGGTTGCATCAAGGTCCGGGCGTGGGCCGGTTCTAGGTGCAGGCGGCCGCCGTTCTTGACCGAGCGGCGGATGCGCCTGGTGATCTCGGCGATGAGGGGCTCAGCCACCGCCACCCTCCCGCGCATCCACCGCATCCCGAGCCTTGCGCAGCACGAACTGGACCATGTCGCCCCAAGCCATGTCCTCGCGCGTCAGCGGCGCTTGGCCCGCCATCTTCTCCCAATGGTCGTGCAGCGCCTCGCCGACGAGTCCAGCTTCGGCGAAGGTCAGGAGGGACGTGAATGCGCGCACGATTCCTCGACCAGCGTTACGCCTTCGCGGATCGCATCCGCCTCAGTGATCGCCTGCAACGCCTCCACCCGCACCGCCTCGACGATCAGCGTCAGCCGCGAGGCCCAGCGGGGCATGTAGATGCTTGGCATGTCGCCGATCAGCGTCCAGGCTTCGGTGTCGTCGTCGCCCTTTAAGCCGTGGACCTCGCGCTTGGTGTTGCGCGGCGGCTCCCAATCTTGATCATCGACCATCGGGCCGTCGCTCTGGTCGGCGCAGTAGCCGAGCGTGCGGTCGGGCTGACTGCACTGCCGCAAGACATAATCCTCCCAGCCATAGTCGTCCGACATGACGAAGAAGCTCTCCCGCACCCAAAGCCGATCCCCAACCTCGCACCGCCGCAGCGGGGAAGTCGCTAACCGTCTGGTCTGCGTTTTCCGCCCGTCGAGCAGGGCGCGGACCATGGCGGCGCTGAAAATGATGGGGCGGCCGCTCATCCCGTCACCCAATCCTGAAGCCGGACCTCGCCGCGGCTGGGGTATTCGATCAGCTCGAGCGAACTCATCTCCGACAGGCGGCCGCGAATGTTCGATCCGCCCGGCTCCCAGCCCACGGCCTCGGCCAATTCCTTGCGCTCCATCGTCTCGACACGTTCGAGCAATACTTCGAACAGCAGACGCTGCGGCCCGGTCAGCTCTTGGCGGATGCTGTCGAGCAGGGTGCTGTTCATATCCGGCGCGGGCGCGGCCGAGGCGCCGGATGCGGTCAGGCGGACGCGGCCTTGGTTCGGATATTCGATCAGGCCGGCGGTCGAGAGTTCCGAGAGCCGGCCGCGGATGTTGCTGCCGCCCGGTTTCCAGCCGATCTTGGCGGCAAGCTGGGTGCGCGTCGGCTCGCTGTGCCCCATCGCGGTCCACCACGCGAGGCCGCCCAGCAGATGCGCCTGCGGCCCGGTAAGTGAGGCGCCGCCACCGTCAGGCGACGACGCCTCACCCCCGCGAAAGCCGGGGGCATGCCGAGCGACACGGGGAGGTGTGCTCGGCTCCGGCCTGCGACTTGGTTCCCGGCGGGGATCGGGGGCCGGGGCTCCTCCGCACGGGGCGGGGATTTCTGTATCAGCGGCGGGTTCCAGCGCCTTCCTCGCTGCGCTGACCCGCATCTCGAGTTGGTTGGCAATGAAGGCGCGCCTTTGGACGTCGGCCTTCAGCGTCTCGATCGTGCCGAGGAGGCGCTCATTCTCTCGCTGGTAAACCTCTACCGCCCCGCCCTTTTCCGCCGCCGCGAGCCGACGCTTCAGATCCCCGACCTCGGCGCGCAGGAGCTTGGGGTCGTTGGCCTTGGCCTCCTCGGCGACGGTGGCGAGCTTCTGCTCGAGCGCGCCAAGATCGAGCGGCTTTAGGTCGCGCCGTTCCCGACGTTCGCCGCGCTTTGGCGTGCGGGAGCTGTCGAATGTCAATTTCGCTGGAAAGCCGACCGTCTCGAGGATTTGCCGTCGAGGCAGCCAGACGACGCCCGTGCCCACCGGAAGGGTCGGGAGCGAGTCCTTGATTTGCTTGCCCTGCCCAGGATCGGCCTGGCCCTCAATCCACGCATCCAGCGCGTTGCGGTCGTGCGAGGCGGTCAGCATGAAAGCGATGAGTCCGTCGACCTGGCTGAGCACGTTCTTGTTCAGCACGGCGGGCCGCTGGGAAATGAGCCAGGGAATGAAGCCCTTCACCCGCCCGCGGCGAACGATGTTCTCCATGTGACCGAGCAGCACTTCGTCGCCCTTACCCGGCTTCTGCGGCGCGAAGAGATCGGCCTCGTCGACGACCAAGTGGAACGGTTCGCCGCCCGCCTTGCGGTAGAGCGTTTCGAGGAAGGCCGCCATGAACCGTCTGTCCGCCGTCTTGGACGTGAACTCGCCGAGGTCGACGATGCAGCTCTCCGCCATCGTCGCGGCCGTCTCGCCGATCAGAGCGCCGACGTGCTCGTTGAGCGGGAGGTCGCCATTGGGGCCGCCGAAGATCGCCACCTTGTAGGGCGAAGAGGTCTTTCCATCGGCGAGGAGGCGCAGGCCCCACCAAACGCCGAGCGGATCGACGATGACGACCCGCGCCCCGCTTTGTAACAGCCGCTCGACACCTCCGCCGGCGTTGTAGGTCTTGCCCGAGCCGGACGTGCCCAGCCAGCCGAGCCGATCGTCGAGCGCGACCGTTGGGATCGGATAATCAGCCATTCTCGCGCCCCTCTCTCGCCGCGATCTCTCGCGCGACCTGTTCCGGCGTCAGCACGACGCAATAGCCGTTGGCCGCGGACCAGCGGGCGCAGTCGGCGCGCAGCAGGGCCTCGATCTCGACGACCCGACGCCTGGCCGTCGCGAGAGCCGCCATGCCCTGCAGCAGCCTGGCCTCGTCGAGGCTGGCCACCGGGGCGGGCTTGGTGCCGGCCTTCATCCCCGGCCACCCTCAAGAGCTTGGCGGGCGCGACGAATAATGCCGAATGTGATCGGGCTTAGCTTGCCATCGAAGGCATGGACCGAGTCTTCGTCCGGCGCTTCCGCATCGGTAGTCGCGTCGCAAAAGTCGGCTTCAACGGCGTGGGTAAGAGCCTCCAGCGCCCCTTCCAGCACAGCCATTCTACTACCGTCTCGGGTAATGCGGGCGGCGAGTTGTTCGATCGTGTAGTTGTCGATGAGCATTTGCATCCCAGCTGGCAGTCCATCCCCATCTCCGACCGGTTGGGGAGCGGCGGAGAGGATCAACGCCGTTTCGATTGCGCCGAGGGCGGCTGCGATACTTACCTTGCAGCCCGCCTCGTTGAAGCGGCGTCGGCGGGTTGCCGCCTCAATCCATCTCAAACACTCGGCGCGATCAGCCCACCCCAGGTGATCTGCCAACAACTCCATTGCCGCCGTCATTTGGCGCGCGGCGCGCAAGTCGCTAATGCTGATCTCGACCATGCCGTTCGGATCGCAGCCCTCGTATTTGTTGGCGAGCGCAACGACCGTGTTTTTTGGGAGCGGTCCATCTCCGGTGGCGCGACAGCGATCGGTTTGGGCGCGGGTGTTCCATTCGACGGTCGCGGCTTCAGCCGAGGCGAAACAGTCCGAGAAGCTCAGCGGGCAATTCGAGCAGTCCACTGAGTAGAACGGCGTCGCCTCGCCATCGCTAACTATCTGCATCGGCGCGCAGCACAGGACACACGCCTTCAGTTCCTTACCCATGTTTCGTCTCCGGGATCATGCCGCCTGTCCGAAGTCGGGAGCGGCGAATTGGCATAGAAAATCACATGCCGGCGCGATTGGATTGGTGCAGGGCCAGTCTGCGGGAATTTCGTCGATGAAGACCCGAACGTCTTTAATCCTGGTCAGGCGCACCCCAAGCTCGCGCGACAGCTTGGCCATGCGCTCGAATTCAGCTGGGAAGGAGCGGCGGACTAGCGACCAATAATCGGGGCTGGTAGCCTTCACGCAGGGAATGCAGTTGTTGTTGTGGAAGCCGAGCCCGTACATCACCGGCAACTTGATCCCGGCGCCTCCGATCAGCGCCAGCACGTTAGCTTTGGTCAGGCCCGCGTCGATCAGTGGCATTGAGACCTTGAGCAGCGGATAGGTCTCGCGGAAGTTGTCAGCGCGCTTGCGGTCGGCCTTGTCGGCGGTGTAGCCAAAGACGTGTGTGTCGCTCGGCAACTGGAAATCGAGCCGGGGAGCGACCTTGAACTCGCCCGTGCAGCCCGCGCCATGTGGGCCGGACAGGAAGCGGCGCTTTGTCCACATTTCCCATGTGTCGGCATAGTTGGGCGTCTTCAATCGCTGCACCGGAACGTTGAACCAGCGGACGCAATCTGCTAGAAACCTCTCGTTGTCGGGATGCTCTGAGCCGGTCTCGCAATAGGCAATTACCGCCCCCGGATTCTCCGAAAGCGTTATCCGCGCAGCAACCGCGCTGGCGGCGCCGCACGAAAACCAGCAGACAACCCGCCCGCCCATCATCTCGTCTCCGGTTCGGGGTGGAGGGCGTTGCGGGCAGCAGCTTCACAGGCATGGAGGTTGCGCCAAAGCTCTTGCTGCACGGCCTTGCCGCCCTCGGACCAGCGCTCGAGCATTCGGCATTGCGCTTTGAGATACGCCGCGAGCGCGTGTTCGAGAATAAGCGAGCGACAGCCGGTTTCGACACATTCCGGGCTCAGCCATTTGTGATCGAATATCTTGGCGCAGGGATTTTGCTTCTCCCGCAGCCGCTCGATCTCGGAAATCAGGGAGGGGAGGGCGTTGACGGCGGCGACGGCAAGCGCATTGGCATCGTCGTCGGAGAGCGAACTGAACCACTGTGTTTGATTTTTGGCGGCGTCGTAGGAATAGACCTCGTGGCTTTCGTTGACCTTCCACGGCAATGCTGGGGCCTTCGCCAACAGCCCGCGCAGGGCGTCCAGGTTTACAGGGTCAGGCATGGGGCGAGTCCTCGCATGTGAGGCAGCGGTGCCGGGAGGGGATGGTGACGGCCTTGCCAGCGACCGGGCGCGGGAAGCCGCCGATCCAGCGTTGATGACCACAGGCCAGCGTCAGGAATGCGCCCGGGCCGCTCTTCAGCGTTTCGTAGCGCACGTCCCTGATCTCCTGCACGATCTCACCCACTGCCCTTCTCCATCGCATGGCGGGCTCGGAGGGAAGCGGCGGTGAGGGCGAGCGCGGGGGTGGCTGCCGACGCGTAGACCAACATTCGACCAGGCGCCCCGATCCTCACGCTCAGAGACACCACCCACGGGCGATCCGGACTATCGGTTTCTTCATTGAGCTGCGAAACCCGATACCCATCTGGCACCAGCGTCATCGCGGCGTCGAGAGAGGAGGTGTAGGCTGGCGCGCCAATCTCCGGCGGCACTTTCGTTTCGTCCATCGCCCAATCGAGCATGTCAGCGAGCGTGCCGAAGATCGCCTCGCGCGGCCAGCGCCCCGGCTTCTCGCCGATGACCCATGGCTTATCAGGATTACGCGCGATCTCGACCAGCGTGTCGAGCCGACGATCTGGCCCCGTCGCCGCCTCGATGGTTTCGGCCAATGCCAGAAGGTCAGTCATGGGATTCGAGCCTCTTGAGTTCGGCGCGGACAGCGAGGCCGAGAGGAGTGATCCGATATTGCGATCGGCCCCAAACGTCCGGGTCGCTGCGCCGCTCGAAAAAGCCTTTGTCGGCAAGGACGCTGTAGACGTTGCCCGGCCGTTTCCCGCCGAACCAGGCCGCATGAAACCAGTGACCCGCGGCCAACGCTAGGCCGGGCCTCAGGGCTTTTCGCTGCGCCTCGGTCAGCCTCTTCGCGATTTCAGCCGCGCTACTCATGGGGATTGGTCCTGAGAGCGGCGTCGAGCATGGCCTGCCAGACGCTCCTGTAATCGTTCGCAGCCTCATTGACCGGTCGGCTGATCGCTGCTTCGATCATCGCCTCATTCGGCTCGCGGAGGGCTTCGAGGACGGCGCGGACTTTGTTGATGTAGATCGACCACCCCGGCTCACCCTTTGCGGCGCCGAAGATGTTCAAATCGTCCGGGTTGCGGCCCGGCATGTCCACAAGGAACATCGCCTTCGCGCAGAACTCGATCAGGTCTTGGTTAGCCACGGAACATCTCCGGCATCCCGTCGTGCTGCACGCCGTCGAGGAGGCGGCCGGCAGCTTTCTTGCCGCACCTGAACATGCAGCCCGGCTTGCCTGGCTCTGGACGTCGAATTTCGCGGTGCGGGCGCGGGCCGTCGCAGAAGCAGTCAGGCGCCCACTCCCCGAATTGCTTGAAGAAGAACGGCACCCCCGCCGCGGCGCACTGGTCGCGCAACGATCGCGCCCAGCCCGGGTGCATCGGTCGCGCCTTCGGCCCGCTCTCGCCGCCGCAGATGACCCAATCGACGCGGGGCCACTCAGGCTCCCCATCCTCAAGGCGGTCGAGCCAGCGCCAGCCAAGCGGCGCAATTTCCTCGTCTCCCGAAACGTCGATGGTGCGGAGATCGAGCGGCCCAAGCAGCGGCTCGCACGACAGGAACCGCACCGCCGCCGGCGTCGCCAGCAGGTCAGGGATCCGTTCGTCGGCGCGCTTCTGGTCCTCGACCGAGACGCCGAGCCAGACGTTGGGAAGGGGCCAGTCAAGCTGCATACCGCGATGATCGATATCCATGTCTTCGAGCGCATGGGCGAGAACGGTCCACGCACCATCCCAATCGTCATCATTCACCCAGCTGAGATGCTTGTGCGGTTCCTGCATCCGATCGAAATAGGCACGCATCCGGTCCGGCCGCTTGGTCAGCACCTGGTGCGTATGCTGCGGCGACATCGCCATCACCGCGAACTGCCGATCGATCCACGCCTCCGGCACGTTGGGATGGAACAGGTCGCCGTGCGCGTTCCAGAAAATCATCCGAGGCCGGCGCCAGCGCAGCGGCTGCAGTAGTGCCGTCTCGTTCGCCCGCACCTCGCCGGTCCACACCGGCCCCGCCTTCGTCGGCATGGTCAGGCCGGCGCGCGAAGGGTGATGGCGCAGCCGCGTTCCCGCGAGCCGCATCGCATAGCAATTCGTGCATCCCGGCGAGACGACCGAGCAGCCGTTCACATAGTTGACGGTCGCGTCGGTCCATTCGATCTTCGTGCCGTCAGCCATCAGTACGGCTCGTCGTCGAATTCGGGCGCGAACGAGGGCTCAGGCTCGGGCAGCAAAGCTGGCGGAACAATCGCCAACGCGCTCGCCGGCAAATCCCAGTTCCGCGTCGGCCCCCGTTTCGCCGCGACCTCTTTCGAGCAGGGCGTGAACTGATAGATCGACCCGCCGCCGATCAGCAGCGGGTCAAGAAGCTGGCCTTTGAACAGCGCCTCGACCTGCAGCATCTTCGAGCCGAACCGCTCGACCTCGGCGACGCGGCCGACATAGGTCCGGTGTCCCAGCACCTCGACGATCGCATAGTTGCCATCCGGCAACTCCGGCGCAGCGACGGCTTCGGCCTCGTGCACAGTTGCTTGCTCGTCAGACATTTCTTGTACCCTCCCAGATGATCACCGCCGGCCGTTCGTCGATGCCCGCCGCCATGAAGGCCGCGCCGATCGTGGCAGCGGCATGCTCGGGCGCCGCCGGCCCCTTGCGCCACCTGATCGGCTCGGCACCGTCGGCGAGGCGCATGTAGTTGCGGCGGCGGTCGTCGGCTCTGGCGAAGGGGCGGGAGGCGGTCATTCTTGCGCCTCGAGCGTCAGCTTCCACAGACCGCCCGGCCTTGATCCGACGGGGACCGAGATTTCCAGATTCGTAGGACGCGACTGCCAATGCGAGCCATCTGGAACCACCGACAGCACGGCCCAGGCCGCCCGGCCAGTGGCAGGACCGTCGCCGTAATCAGTCGTCTTCACCGCTATCACGCGGTACATGTGCTCTCGCCGCATTGATGCCGCGCTAAGGTCTCTGGACGTCGCCATCACTCCTTCCCCTTCCTCAGCTTCAACTCGGCCGCATCGAACGCCCGATTGACGTCGGCTGCCATCTCGTCGGGCATGGCCGCCATGTCCGCCGACCGAGCGGCCTTCAGGTTGGCGAGGTCGATTACGTTGCCCTGGATGCCCGCGGCTTTGATGATCTCGTCGGCGACCCTGCGGGCGGGATGCTCGTCGCTTTCGTCGGCGCCGGTGAAGCCCTCGCCGCGGTCGACGTCGGCCCGGCCTTCCTCGGCGTTGGGGCTTTCGTCGGACACGGTTTCGGCGGCGCCGGGCTTGGGCTGGGCGACCAGCTTGCGCGCCGCAGCCGTCGCTTCCTCGACCCCGACGCGGGGGAATTCTTCGTCGGCGCTGACCTCATTACGGTTGATCGAGCGATAGCTGACTATGAGGTTGGCGAGGTCGGTCGGCGTCAGCTTGGCGATCGGCCCCAGCTTCGCCTCGATCCGCTCGCGCGAGACATTGATCGCGGCGAAGGCGTCGGCCATTTCGGTCAGCCGGACCGCGAGCGGCTTCTCGTCGGAGCCGCCCTGCAGCGTCTTGTAGCACGCCGCCTTTGCCTGCTCCTTAAGGTACGGCGGCAGGACCCGGAAGATGCACTCGCGCAGCCGGCGCGCGCCCATGTTGGCGTTGTTCTCGTAGATGTCGCGCATGTCGGTCAGCGTCTCGGGGCCGCCGCGCTTGTCGCGCTTGTGTGGCACGATGAAGCCCATGGTCGAGCGGGTGTTGGTCTGGAGATCCCAGGCGAACGCCATCATCTCGGACTCGGCGGCGCGGTCGTTGCGGCTCAGCTCGACTATGCCGTAGGCGACATTGCCCCAGCAGCGGGCGAGCTCGACCGCGAGGTGGATCGTCTCGCCCGAGACGGTCTGGCCGCCGCGCGGGAACTTGAAGAACGCGGTCTCGGCGACCTCCTTTGTCCGGCAGCTTTCCAGTGCCGTCGCGAGCGCCCGGGTCTCGTCGCGCGGCCGCTGCTGGGCCACGACCAGCGCGCCCTGAACCTCGGCGATCGCCCGGCTCTGCTCGATGACGGTGGCCTGGCTGGCGGACTCGCCGCGGGCCTGGGCGTGGATCGCCTCCTTGGTGACCGCCTGGTTCATGCCGCCACCTTCGCGGGCTTGAACATGGCGAGCTGGATGACGTGCGGCTGGTGCGGCGCGTCGGAAGGGTCGTGCCAGGCTGGAAGGCCGGTCGTTTCCGTGTCGTAGCCGAGGATCATGGTCGTTCCCTTCAGAGGTCGTAGGAGAGTTCGCCGCTCGCGACGCGGCGCTGGATTTGCTTGATCTTCCATGGCGCCATCGGGAGCGGCAGGATGGGGTTTTCGGGCGTGGAATAGCCCAGCCATTCACCCGTCGTCAGGCTGCGGTCGAACAGGTCGAGCGCGCGCCGGTTGAGCAACCGGGCTTCGTGAATGTGGCCCTCGTCGAGCGTGTAGATCTCGACAAGGTGCGGCCTCTTCTTCTCGATCGCGATGTGAACGAACTGACGCTTGGCCTCGCCGAAAACGAGGTCGAGGATGTCGAGGCAATTGGCTGCCCACTGAAAATAGCCCCAGCGGGTAGCAGCCGTTTCGTAAGCCGGCGGGGCTGCGCTCACCACGCCTTTGACGTCTGGGATAATCTCCATCGTGTCGGGCAGGATGTCGGGCCGCGTCAGCATCCACCGCCCAGTTTTCGGGTCTTGAGCGGCGATGGAGACCTCGGGCTTGCCCGCCATGATCAGCGCGGACGCGAGCGAGTTCTTGTCGCACGCCTCCGCCATGTCGCACGCGAGGTTGAATTCCGATTTGGTCAGCACGTCCCGCCCAGCGGCGATCGCTTCGTCATAGCCTTCGATCTCGTCGGTCCACTTGTGGCGGTGGGCTCTGACAAAGCCGTCGGGTACGATATGGTAGTCGTCTGGGACCATGCCCTTGTAGAGCAGGATGTCGTGCAGCAGGTGGCCGACCGAGAAATGTGACTTCTGCGGTTGCGGCTGGCGACCCGGATTGTGGAGCGAGGTCTCCCAATAGGCGGCGCAGCTTTCTTCCTCGATCTTGAACAGGCCCGAGCCGTGGATCGAATGCTCAGGGCAAAGCTCGACGCCGTGATAGGCCCCGTTGGGAATGTCTTCGTAGGCGCCAGCTGCGGTAATCAGGCCCTTGAACCGTTCGAACTCTTCGGCCTCCACGTGTCGCGGCGACACCTCCGGCTCGGCTTCCGGCGCCGTGAAGCCCTTGAAGGCGAGGTCGAAGGGATTGTCGCTCACCGGCGCCTCAGAACCTCAGCGTCACGGCCGGCACTTCCCCGGCGATGATGGCCCGCACGACATTCTCGGCGAGCTTCTTCGTGACGCCGACCTTGACGATGGCCTCGGCCGCGGCGGCGATGACCTCGGCGCGGTGCTTGCGGTCGGCATCGCGCCGGGCCTGCTCCTCGCGCGCCTGCTGCTCGGCCGCGGCGCGACGGGCGTCCTCAGCTTCCCTGGCTTCGCGCTCCTCGGTGGCCTTGCGCTCGGTCTGCTCCCGCTGGCGCCGCTCCTCGGCGAGGGCGGCTTCATGCTCGGCCTGGCGGGCCTCCTCGGCTTCGCGAGCCTCGCGCGCGGCGGCCTCGCGAGCATTGGCGGCAGCGGTTTCGGCCGCCTCTTCGATCCTGCGCGCCTCGGCTTCGGCGGCAGCGGTGCGGCGGGCCTCCTCTTCCTCGGCGGCAATCCGGTCGCGCTCGGCCTGCTCGCGCTCCTCGCTTTCCCGCGCTTCCCGCTCCTCGCGCTCCGCCTGTTCGGCCCGCAGCCGCTCGAGCTCGGCGCGATCGGCCTCCTCTTGCGTCAGCCGCTCGAGCGCGCGGTGGAGCGTGGCGATCGCGGTCGACTTGGCCTCGCTCGCCTCGTCGGCCATTTCGCCGAACTCGTCGCCGACCTCGACCAGCCAAAGCGCTTTGCCCCGCTCGCGAACCGTGGCGCTGGTATCTTCTAGGGTGACGACGGCGGCCTGCTTGAAGCCGTCGATCGTCGCCCGGCAGCGCTCGATCCGCGCCGCCTCGGCCTCTTCCCATTCGGTCAGCGGGCGCCGGACATCCTTGGCGAGTGCGCCCAGCTCGGCGACCATCTCGTTGCGGGAGGTGTTGACGAGCGCCGTCTTCTGGCGCCACTCCTCGGTCAGCGCGAGCGCGGCCTTTTCGAGCGTCGTCTTGGCCTTGGTCACGCCGAAGGCGAGCTTGCGAACGGCGGCCCGGCCCCTTTCCGTCGACACGTCGGGCGTGTGCTTCTCTACCTCGGCTTTGATCTTCTCGTAGAAGGCCGAATATTGCTCGCGGCTGGTGAATATCTCGACCGGATTGACCGTCGCCATCACGACCAGGTCGGTGGATTCGGCTTGCTCTTCGGCGATGGACTTGGCGGGCTTAGCCACGGGCGGCGTTCCTTTCATCTTCGTTGGGCTGGGGGCGCGCCGCAACCTTCCGATTGACCAGCGCGATCACGTCCCCAACGGTCTCGACCTTCTCGACGTCGTCATCGGCAACGTTGATCTCGAACCGATTCTCGATGTTCACCGCGAGCTGGACGAGGTCGAGGGAGTCGGCGTCGAGGCCGCCGTCGGCATGCTTGCCGCGCAACGTGGTGACGTAGGTGAACGCGCGGGTGCCGAACTGCCGGGCGAGCAGGGCCTCGACCGCTGGCGCGCCGCTCATGATGCCCGATCCTGCTCGCGGCATCAGAACTGCATCCAAAGCGCGGCCGCGGCGCCGAAGCACACGGTCAGCCCGGCCAGCGCGGTCGAGAGCCAAGTCGGATTGCCGTCGGGGGCGGTGAGGAGGCGGGCGATCATCGCGGCGCCTCGTCGCGCCCGGTCGTCTCGATCAAAGCCTGCCGCAGCGCGCTCACGACACCACCATCGCCAAGATCAGCACCGCGATCACGATGCCGGGCAGGCCGCGCAGGGTTGGGGGGGAGGTCAGCACGCTGGCCGGGCCTTCGCGAGGGCGGCCATGCCGGCGTTGATTTCCGGCGTCTGCTCGCTCGATCCCAGCGGCTCATCGAAGGCGCCGCCGCGCTTGACATGCTCCTCGACGAGCGCAGCCAGCGCCTCGTAAAGCTCCGGCGCTGCGGCCGCCTTGAGCGCGATGTCGAGCAGCTTCTCGACCGGGTGCGGTGGCAGCGGCACGGACAACTCGAACACCGGCGCGCCCGGCCCCTCGCTGAGGTAGCCGAACGGCCACGGCTCGCCATACGGATCGACGCGGCCAAAGCCGTTGTGGGGCTCGAAGATCAGGGACTCGGCCATCACGCCGCCACCGCCATCGGCGCCCGCATCGCCTCGATCGCGAAGGCATGGATCACCCGGGCCGCGATGCACTCGTCGCGCCCGGCCTTCAGCGCCCGGTCATGGGCGGCGCGCTCGAACTGGCGGGCCGCTGCTTCGAGGCGCTGAGCGTCGGCAAGGTCGAAATGGTTCTGGATTACCCAGCGGTCGCTTCCACCGTTCGCAATGGCTTCCCGCGCGTTGGACTGGCGCGTCAGCATCTGCAGGATCGCAGCGCCGGCGATCTGCTCCAGCGCCGAGGCTTGGGCGTGGGTGAGGGCGGAGAGGTCGGGGGCGGTCATCGGGCCAAGCCCTCGGCCGGGCGGCAAGTAATGTGATAGGAGCCGGAATAGATTCTCCTGCTGCCATCCTCCGCATCCACGATGGTGATATTCGAACGCCGAGGCGTCCAGATATTGCGCTTGACCGCTATAAAGCTTTCGCCCGTGCCGGCATCGACGCACCGGTAAACCACGGCAGGCTGGCCCGCGCAGCCGATCAGGGCTGCCACGCCGGCCGCCACGCCCACCACATGTTTCCGGTCGTGCAACATTCGAACTCCCCGTGTCAGGGGAGCGTTAATGTGACGGATTTATCCGTCAGTCAAGCATCAAATGACGGATATCTCCGTCGAGCACTGGTTGGTCGGAAAATGTGTATATGGAGCATGGACCTGGACGGATTGTTGAGCGGAATAGCCGACAGTGGGATCGCCTTTGCGATCACCGATCCGAGGCGTCCCGATAATCCCCTGGTCGCTGTCAACGAGGCCTTCAGCCACCTCACCGGCTACGAGGCCGGCGAATCGATCGGCCGAAACCCTCGCTTCCTTCAGGGCCCAATGAGCGAGGAAGCGGCGCGCGCCGTCGTCCGCCACGCCGTTGCCGCCCACCAGCCTGCCATCACCGAGATATGGAACTACCGACGAGACGGATCGGCGTTTCGCAACGCGATGATGGTTGCGCCGGTATTCGGCGACGATGGCGAGCTGGCATTCTATCTGGGCTCTCAAGTCGATGTCGGCTTGGTCGCCGCCGAAGGGCGGCGGGAAACCGCGCGGCGGCTCGTTGCCCAGCTTACGCCGCGTCGGCGCGAGATATTGTGGGGGCTCGCCTCTGGCCATCGAAACAGACAGATTGCGGAACGCCTTGGGCTGGCGGTCGAGACGGTGAAAATGCACCGGGCCGCAATGCTTCAGAGCCTTGGGGTCGGAAGCGTGGCCGAAGCGATTCGGCTGGCGGTGGAGGCTGCAATTGTGTGAGCCAGAGCATCATCAATAGGCTGGGTTCGTGGCCTCGAAGTCCCGTATCTGGCGGCGTGCATCGCGCATCCCCGCGCCGATCGACATCTGCTCGTCATCCACTGGCAACCCAGCCCGCAGCCGGCGGCATAGAAACTCATCGGGCCCGCCCTGCGGCTGCTCGCAAGGGCAGTAGTCCTGCCAGCACAGGTCAGCGGGCTCCTCGCGCTGCGCCCTCCTGGGTCGCGAATCGGATCGACCGTGCGGCCGCCGCCTTGCTCGTTCGTCCGCCTCGAGGCGGTTCAGAGTGTCGCTGAGCCTCCTGAGCTCGGCCAAGCCCGCGGCGGTTTGCGCGTTCTGCTCGGCCGGCGACGGCTGCCGGGCGCAGCCTGCTAAGGCGATTGCGGCTACGAGCGCCCAATGGGCCACATTGGCCGTCTTCACGCGCGCACGTACCCCCTTTTGGGTATCTGGCGGCCCTGTGGAGACTACGGTACGCTGACAGGCTGTCCGGCCCCATGCGTGTCCGGCGGCCAGGCGGGGGCGCCTGAATTCTGGCCTTGCAATGTTGGAAATAGCTTCGGAGAACGGAAAAGGAACATGGGGCTGGAGAAGTGGAATGGCGAGTACGAAACCCCTGTTGTTAGAGGAGCCCGGCTGCGAGTCGGGGTGCGAGCCGTGCCACCGGAATTGCGCAGTCCTCAATATCCACCTCAGGCTTTGGGAGGAAAGGGAGCTACGGCTGCTGCGGGCCTGCCGCGCCGCGCCGGCCGTCTCGGAGGATCTGCTTGTACAGTTCTCGGAAGCCCAAGAGCGCCTGCAACGGCTTCGGCGAGATATTGAGCTTGCTCGGCAGGGCTCGATGCCGCCGTCGGCATATGCGGCAGGGCCACCTCCAGTTCGGCGCGCAGTTCTTCTTCACTAAGTGCAAAGGTTTGGCTCAGCCCGAACATGGAAAGATTCCCTCCAAGCGCCTGCGCTAGGGACGAAAGAGTCGCAATCGTAGGATTTTTGTTTCGGCCGGCGATGATGTCGTAGACGGCGTCTTTAGCTAACCCTGCGGCTTTCGGTAGCCCGCGCTGGCTGAATGAGCCATCGTCCTTCGTGGCCTCGCGCAAGACCTGTTTCACACGTTCGATGTCTATAGTCGCCCGCGCCATTTCGATCCCGCTTATGGGGGCGGCGACGGACGGCATCAACATACGGATAAATCCGTCACGAGACGCTTGACGCGACGGATTAATCCGTCGCATATCGGCGCGATGGACGACCTCCTTTCCGAGATCGAGGCTTTTCGCGACGCCCACGGGATCGCGGAGACCACGTTCGGCCGCAAGGCCGCGAACGACACTCGCCTCATCGGCCAGCTCCGAGATGGCCGCGAATTGCGGCGCGCCACCGTCGAAAAGGTGCGTCGGTACATGCTGACATATGGAGCCGAATCGACGGCGGTGGCGGCATAGATGCGCCGCTCCAGCAACCCTTCGCGGCCGGCCCTCCATAGCCCGCCGCGCCCCAAAGGTGGAGGGGTGTCCGACGCCCACTCCTCCGCCGGAGGCGCGGCATGACCGGGGTCTGGACCTGCACCGCGATCGCGATCCTGTCGGCCGGCTCGGCGCTCTATGCGACGACGCGCTGGGGACGCGGCTGGACGGGGAGGCTCCATTGATCCGCTCCCGGTTCGTCCTGCTCGCTTTGATCGTCCCTCCATTTGGTCGGGGGGCTGGTAGGCCATGACCGCAGCGCGTGTCCGCCCGCCAATCGAACCGCTGACGGAACAGGACGCCCGGCATCTGCTGGCGGCCGGGTTGCTCCAGCCGTGCCATCTCGAGGGGCCAACACGCGTCGCGCTGCGGATCGGCTGCGACGAGAAGACGGTCCGCAAGGCCCGCGACAAGGAGACGACGCTCCGGCTCGACTACGCCTGGAACGCGCTGCTCGCGGATGAGCGCGCCCTCGACGCGCTGGCCCGGCATTTCCGCCGCCTGCTGATCCCGCTTGCCATCGAAGGCGCGAACGACTTCCAGACCGTGAGCGCGATGCTGCACGCCGCGACCGAGTATTTCGACCGGATGCGCGACAACGAGCGCTGCCACAAGGACACGCTCGCGCTCGGCGATCTGTTCCGCCCGCTGCTGCCGGCGCTCGCCGCCGTGGTGCACGAAGCCGACGAGATCAGGCTCGGCAACGCCGCGTCGAAGCGGGGGGAATAGGCGTGGCGGGGGAGGGCAACCGCGTCGAGATCATCATCGGCGACGCGCTGACCGAGCTGAGAAAGCTGCCGAGCGATAGCGTGGACCTCTGCCTGACGTCGCCGCCTTACTGGGGACTCCGCGATTACGGGACGGCGCGCTGGGAGGGCGGCGATCCGAATTGCGAGCATCGCTCCCCGACGATGCGCGAAGGCCGAAACGAAGATCGCGACAGCCTTTCCACTGCGCTCGCCGGATCGGTCGCGACGAACTCAGCCCAGCTTCTGCTCGCGCATCGATCCGCCTGCGGCAGGTGCGGCGCAATCAAGATCGACCAGCAGCTCGGCCTGGAACCGACCCTGGCCGAGCACCTCGACGCGATGGTCGAAATCTTCGAGGAGGTGCGCCGAATCCTCAAGCCGACCGGCAGCCTCTTCCTCAACTATGGCGATTGCTACGCTACGGCGCCGAACGGACGAAGCGCGGCCGATACGAAGGCCGAGGGCGTCGACGACCGCACATTCCGCGACAAGCCGTTCAGCACGGTCGGCGGCGGCATTAAGGCCAAAGACCTATGTATGCTGCCGAACCGGCTGGCACTCGCGCTTCAAGCTGCCGGGTGGTGGGTTCGCTCCGAAATCATCTGGGGCAAGACCAATCCCATGCCGGACAGCTCCGGCGCGCAGCGGCCGTCGACCGCGCATGAGAAAATCTTCTGGCTGGCCAAGTCCGAGGACGCTCCGATCTGGCGCGCGCGCGACACCGGCGAGCTTTCCTTCGCGCCCGATCTTACCGAGCGTTGCCCGCTGATCACCAAGCCCGACAAGCTCGGTCAGCGCTGGATCAAAATCGGGACCTATTACGACGCGAATGCGGTGCTGCAGGGCAGGGCTGGCGACGAGGATGCCAACGGCTTTCGTGGCGGCTCTTACGTCGGCGGCGAGCCTGGTCCGCGCAAGGTCAAGGGCAGCCGCCGCGTCAAGATGCCGGACGGCTGGGATACCGGCGCCGGCGGGCACGGTTCGCACCACCGCCGAGGCCGCGAGAAGGGCCAGAAGGTGGTGCGGGACGAGCAATGTGCCGGGGGCCGCTTCCTCCGCAATTACGAGCCCGCCGCGTTGCCGGTCTGGGAGATGGGGATCGAGCCGTTCAAGGACGCGCATTTCGCCACGTTCCCGACCGAGCTGGCCTATCGCGCCATCCTCGCCGGATGCCCGGTCGGAGGCGTCGTGCTCGACCCCTTCGGTGGCGCCGGCACGACCGGTCTCGTCGCCGACCGGCTGCAGCGGCGCGCGATCCTGATCGAACTCAATCCCGAATATTCCGCCATGGCCCGCCAGCGGATCGACAAGGACCGGGGCGCGCTGCTCGACGCGATGGAAGCCGCGGCATGATCGGCCTCACGTCCCGGCAGGCGGCGTTGCTCCACTATCTCGAGCGCCACCCAGGCGCTTCGATAGAAGAGATGGGCCGAGCCCTCGGCTATTCGCCAAACTGCAAAGCGATCATTTCCTACCATCTGAAAGGTCTGGAAGAGCGTGGTGCGATTCGCCGATTGAAGCGCAGGGCCCGCTCCGTTGAGGTGCTTTGCCCCCCCCCCAAGCCGGAGCTTCGCGTCGTCTACGGGCCGGGTCACTGGGGCGATCGAGCCCGCCTAAAGCGCGCCGAATATGCGCGGGCCGGGGCTGAGACATGAGCAGCATCCAGGAGCAAAAATACCTCCTCGCCCGCTTCGTCGAGAAGCTGAGCCTGTCCGACGCCGCGTTCGAGGCGGGGATCGAGGAGGCCGAGGCGAAGCTGATCGACCAGGCCGTGGCGCGCGGGGAGCTTCGAGCCCCGTCGCCATTGCAGCCCGGCGCCGCGGTCATTCCTCTGCATGCCGGGAAGGTGCCGACACAAGCCGAGCCCTCGCCAGCTGCCCCGAGCCGCCTGCTCGACGCGATCACCCCGCCGGACGCCGGCGCACCGTTCAACGAAGGAGAGAATGCCATGCCCCGTGGAAAAGCCCAGCCGAAAGTCGAAGAGATCGTCGCGCCCGACTTCCAGCGCGCCGTCAAAATCTTCCGCCAGGATATCAAGCCGGCCAACGAGAAGTCCGGCGAGCATGCCCAGGCCGCGTCGACCGCCTACAAGGCGATCAAGAAGGAGTGCCACGTCAACACGCGCGCCGCGAAGTTCGTCTTTCAGCTCGTCGGCGAATCCGAGGAGAAGCGCAACGACGTGCTCCGCTCGTTCCGGGGGCTGCTCCGCGAGATGAACATCGGGATCACCGACGATCTCGTTTCCCGCGCCGAGGGCGAGGACGCCGGCGCGGCGATCATCCCGCTGGCCGAGCGGCAGACGCCGGAGCTGGTCACGGTCCAGTAATGTCCTACCTCGCGCTGGACTTATCGAAGCGGTCGACAGGCTGGGCGCATTGGGCGCCCGGCATGGCCGTGCCGGCCTGCGGAACGTGGGAGCTCGGCGGCGACTTGACGTCGGCGGGCCTCGCGTTCCTGCGGCTGCACCAGCGCATCAACGAAGTCCATTCCGTCACGCCGCTCGAATGCGTGATCTACGAAAAGCCGCTCGATCCGGCGACGATGGGTCGGCACAGCAGCTTCGACGTGGCCTTCGTGCTGATCGGGCTCGCGGCGCATGTCGACAGCTATTGCGAGGCGAAGCGGATCCTGCGCTGCAGCTCGGCGCACCAGGCGACATGGCGGAAACATTTCCTCGGCCCGATGAAGCGGGGCACCAGGTCGATGTCGCTGAAGGAGTTCGCGGTCGAGCGGTGCCGCCAGCTCGGCATCCTGCCCGGCAAGCACGACGCGGCCGAGGCGGCGGGCATCCTCGACTATCGCCTCCACCTCGACGGGATCACGCCCCCTTGGCGGATGGAGCATGTGCTGACCGAGCAATTGGTTGGGGGAGGGCGGCGGTGATCGAGAACCAGCCCACCATCGCCTTGATCCAAGAGCGCGTCGCCCACGTGTTCGGCATGCCGCTGATCGAAATGCGCAGCGCGCGGCGCGCCTATGCCTCCTCACACCCGCGCCAGATCGCGATGTACCTCGCCAAGCGCCTCACGACGCGCTCGTTGCCGACAATCGGTAAGCATTTCGGCGGCCGCGACCATACCACGGTGATGCACGCCGTGCGCGCCGTCGAGAAGCGCCGCGCGGCCGAGCCTTCCACAGACCGCATCGTTCGCGAGCTGCTCGGCGAGCTGGGGCCCAGGATCGTCGAGGAAGGGCAAGGCGACCTATTCGCTGGGGCGGAAGGCTGATGGGGAGGATCGTCGCCTTCAGGCCCGAGCCGAGCACGGTGGAAACCGCTTGGGCGGCCTACGACGCGGCCCAGCTGGAAGTCGTGCGCCTGTATCAAGACCAGGACAGCACGCCGACGCAGCGACGCGCCGCTCTCCTTGAGGCGCTTCGTCTGCACGACAACTTCGCCCGGCTCAGTCGGCGCGCGGCGGCCGTATGACCGCGGCCCTGCAGATCGTCGAAAGCCGGATCGGCAACGTCGAGGCCGAGGTCGCGGTGATCGGGGCGATGTTGTGCGAGCCCAAGGTGATCGACCAGCTCGCCGATACCCTGTCCCCCGACGACTTCGCCGAGCCGTTCCTCGGCTTCGTCTATGGCACCATCCTGCGCGAGCACGCGCTCGGCCGCGCGCTCAATCCGATTACGATCCGTCCCTTCCTGGAATCAGAGACCGCGTTCGCCGAGATGGGCGGCAAATCATGGCTGGCGGACCTCGGCGCGCAGCCGCTTTCTCTGATCGGCGCCAGGACCAACGCCCGCCAGGTCGCGGAATTCGCGCAGCGGCGCCGGCTCGTCGAGGGGCTGCGGGACGCGATCGCGCTGGCCAGCGATTACGACCAGCCGGTCGAGGCGTTGGTGCTGGCGGCCGACAATGCGATCACCGCGGCGCGCGAAAGCGACGGCCCGACCGCCGAGATGTCTGGGGCGCAATGCCTCGACGCGGTGATCCAGGGCTTCGAGCGGCCAGTGACAGGCGTCGAATGCGGCAATATTCCCTCGCTCGACAGACTCCTCGGACCGCTGCGGCCATCGCATTTCGTGGTGGGCGCCGGCCGCCCCGGCATGGGCAAGACCGCGACGGCCATTTCCTACGCGCTCGGCGCGGCGAGCCGGGGGCACGGCGTCCTGTTCGTCAGCCTTGAAATGAGCGGGGAGGAGCTTGGCGAGCGAATGGCTGCCGACCTCTGCCTCGACCAGCGCGTCCCTTATGAGAAAATCCGCGACCGGACCCTCAACGCCGACCAGAAGCGCGAGATTTGCCGCGCCCGGGCCCGGCTCGAGGAGATGCCGCTCCAGATCGTGGACAAGGCCGGGCTGAAGCTGGCGCAGCTCCGATCGCGGGTCAGACGCTGGTCGCGGCGGTTCGCGGCGCGCGGCGACAGGCTGGAGCTCGTCATCGTCGACTATCTCCAGCTCCTGCGCCCCGACCGGCAAGTCGACCGCTTCGAGGCCGTCGGCGAGATCAGCCGCACGCTCAAGGAGATTGCCAAGGAGCACGGCGTCGCAGTCTTGGCACTGGCCCAGCTCAGCCGCGCAGTCGAGGCGCGCGCCGACAAGCGTCCCATGCTTTCGGACCTGCGCGAGTCCGGCCAGATCGAACAGGACGCCGATGCGGTAGTGTTCTTCCTGCGCGACGAATATTATCTGCGCGCCGCCGAGCCCTTGGAAGGTGATCCGAAGCGCGACGAGTGGGATCGTCGGCTTCAGGCATGCCAGGGGCGGATAGAATTCATCCTCGCGAAGCGCCGCAATGGGCCGACTGGCGCGCTGGTGGGCGACTTCCTCTATCATTTCCAGGCGGTGCGCGGGTGAGCGGATCGAGCGCCTGGATGCCTCTCTATATTGGCGACTATCTGGGCGATACCCAGCGGCTGACGACCGAACAGCATGGCGCCTATCTCCTTTTGCTGATGGACTATTGGCGGAACGGGCCTCCTCCGTCTGATGACGCAGTGATCTGTCAAATTACGCGGCTGTCTCGACCGTCGTGGCGGAAAATGAAACCCGTCATCCTCGCCTTCTTCACGGAGCGCGCCGGCCGCCTGATCCACGGACGCGCCGACAAGGAACTCGCTAAGGCGAGCGATAATCAGGAACGCCGGTCGGCCAAGGCGAAGAAGGCCGCTTCGGCGCGCTGGACAAGCTCCGAGCATGCTTCCGGCAATGCTCGGGGGAATGCCACAGGCAATGCTTCGAGCAATGCTTCGAGCATGCCCGATAATCGAGCATGCCCGCCACCTTCACCAAAGAAAGGTTCCGATGATAAATCATCGGGCGAAACGCCGGTCGATTTCCAGAAAAGGGCATTCGACCTCGGCGTCGAGGTGCTGGGCCTGAAGGGCACGCCGGCACCGCAAGCCCGCTCCCTCGTCGGCAAGTGGCGCAAGGTGGTCGGCGACGAGCGCGTCGGCGATCTGCTGGAGCAGGCTCGAGACAAGGCCGATCCGGTCGAATGGGTGGCGGCGGCGGTGAACAATCGGAGCGGCGAGCAGGACGCGCTGTTCGCCTCGATCGACCGAAAATATGCCGGCCTCGCCCCGGTGCAGCAATGAGCCGCGGCCTCGGATCACCCCTCGCCACCGTAATCGGCCCAACCCGCCGTCTCGACCCCGAAGAGACGCGGCGAGCGGCGCAGGCGGCCTGGCAGCACCACGGCATCGCCCTGATCCGGCCGGAGTGGCTGGCCTGCGCCGGCGATCGCCAGCAGCTCGTCGTGCTGGCCGAGCGGGTCCATGGCGAGCGGAAGGCGGCGGCGGTATGAACGCGACCGGCCAGTGCCACCATCCCGACCTCCATTTCGACCTTCACCATGTCTCTCTCGCCGACAGCAACACCCACTATTTGGAGCTGAAGGCGAAGTGCAACGTCTGCGGCGCCCGGATGATCTTTCAGGGTGAAGGACTGCCGTTCGGCTGCACGCCCAAGCATCCCACGCTCGCCATCGACGGCGGCGAGATCAATATCCCGATGCGGGGCGAGGGCGAGGAGCCGACGGGCAGCCAGATCAGCATGATCGGGAGCGTGTCGACGTGAGCCCCACCAACGGCAAGCGCTCCTCCTACCCGTTCACGGTCGCCGGCCGGCCGGTGCATCCGAGCGGGCTCGATCGGGACCCACGCGACCTGTCGCACCTCGACCCTGCCGAGCGAGAGGCGCGTCGGTCGAAGTCGCAGCGGGACGCCGGCATGCTGGAAACGGCGCGTGCCAGGGCGCGGATCATCGTCGGTGCCAATTGGCGCCACAAGAACGAGGGCACCGCGGCGACCCATGAAAACGCGGCCCGGACCCGCCAAGGCCCGCTCGCCCGCCTCTACATGGCCGGGGGCCTGACGATCGACGAGCTGGCCTGGGCCGTCGAGATCGCGATGGTGGCGGAGTCGATCGAGCGCGACGTTGATCCCGGGATCATCAATTACGAGCCGAGGATCGATTGCTCCGCGTCGGGCAGGAATTCCGTCGTCGAAGGAATCCGCCGCGTCCGGCGCGAGGTGGCTTACACTCATTGGCGCGGCTGGATTCCGCAGCCCAAGCGCGCCGTGCTCGACATGATCGTCGGCGACCCCACCCCCTACAGCACGGTCGCGCTCCGCTACGGCATGCACAAGCGCAAGGCGAAGCGGCTGCTGCTGACCGCGCTCAACCTATGGCCCAAGGCGATGGAATGGGCCGAGAAAGAGGTCGATGACGCGACGCTGGCGGCGGCGCGCGCGGCGATATTGTGAACCGGCCCGCCGACAACCTTTTCTCCGGCGGAGTCCGCATGGTCCACGAGGAGGCGGTGGACCTGACGCTCCAGTCTCTCCGCGCTTATTGGCCGCATCACGATCACGTCGCGGTAGCATGGTCAGGCGGCAAGGACAGCACAGCCACCCTGACCCTGCTAATCCACTTGATCGATGCCGGCGAACTTCCTCAGCCCGAGCGGCTGTACGTCTTCTACGCAGATACTCGCCAGGAGTTGCCGCCTCTGCAGGCCGCCGCCGAGCTGATCATGGCCAAGCTGCGCGAGCGGAATTGGATCGAGGTGCGAGTTGTGCGCGCACCGATCGACAAGCGATTCATGGTCTACATTCTGGGGCGCGGCGTGCCGCCGCCCAACAATAACACTCTGCGATGGTGCACGCGGCAGATCAAGGTCGAGCCAATGGCCGCGGCGCTGGAGGAAGCGATCACGGCGCTGCCCGGCACGGCGCTTATGATCACCGGGGTCCGTGAGGGTGAAAGCGCGGTGCGCGACGGACGGATCAAGATGTCGTGCTCCAAGGATGGGGCGGAGTGCGGTCAAGGCTGGTATCAGCAGGTTCTGCCCAACGCGAAGGGGATTAAGGGCCGCGTAGCGACTCTGGCACCGATCCTTCACTGGCGGGTTTGCATCGTTTGGGACTGGCTCAAATTCTATGCGGCGCAGCCTGAGTTCGGCGGCTGGCCGACGCGCATCCTCGCCGATGCCTATGGCGGCGACGAGGCCGAGGAGATCAACGCTCGGACCGGTTGCATCGGCTGCCCGTTGGCGGCCCGCGACACGGCGCTAGAGACGGTGATCGCCATGCCGGCGTGGGCGCACCTCTCTCCGCTGATGGAGTTGAAGCCGCTCTACCGGTGGATGCGGAAACCCGAGCAGCGGTTGCGCAAGCGGGGCGTTGAGCGGCTCAAGGATGGCTCGATCGCGAAAAACCCGCAGCGGATGGGGCCGCTCACGCTTGAGGCCAGGTCGGAGGCGCTGGAACGAATACTCGACATTCAGAAGCGTGCGCGCGTCGATCTCATTAACGAGGAAGAGGAAGCGCGAATTCGGGAGTTGATCGCGGCGCGAACTTTCCCTGAAAAGTGGGAGGGAGATGAGCCGCGCGCCGATGTTTGGCTCGACTCGGTCTATGGCGATGGGACGGTTCAGCCGCTTCTGTATCGCGATTTGGTCGGGGCGTGATTTAGCCCCATGCTTGACAGGTGGCCCGTAGCAGCCCAAAAAGCGCCCAAGAACCATTGCGCCCGGAGCGCATCGAACGGACTGAGAAAGCGCGGAAACCCGCGCTTTTTGCGCGTATGGACCCGGCGCCAACGCCGCGAATCACCGGAGCCCCAAAATGCCGCGCCTGCCCAGCGATCCCGTCGCTAGGCTGGCGAAGCTCGAGGCGGCGCGGGCGCAGATCGGGCCGGACGAGACGTTCAACGGCGCCGATATGGCGCGCGTCGCCGGGATGACGTGGCGCAACATGCGCGAGATCGTCGCGGCCGACCCGGATTTTCCGGTCGAGAAGCGCGGCAGCGAAGGCGTCGAGTACGTCTTCAGCGGCGTCGCGACCCTAGATTACATGATAGCTCAGGCTCGGGCGGTGCAGGCCGATCGCGGGCGGCGGACGGATAGGGCATCCTATCTGGCCGGGCTTGGCGGCGACGCGGCGGCTCATTCCCCGCCGACCGCGGACGGTGTCGGGCCCGGCATCGCTGCCCGGGAGCTGCGCGAAAGCGCGCTGGCGATCAAAGACTTCGCCGACGCCCGCGCCAAGATGCGAGCCGAGCGCCAGAAGAACGGCGAATTGCTCGAACGGTCGGAAGTCGAAGGGCTTCTCTGGGCACTGATGACGGCGATGCAGGCCGAGACGATGGGGATCACGTCCAAGATCGACCAGGCCGGGCAATGGGAACCGGCTTTCCGCCTGCAGGTCGAAGATGCGCTGGCCGACGTGCTGGTGAGGGTGCGGGCTCGGCTTGAAGCCACGATCGGAGAATGGGATGCGCGCGGAGCTTGAGACGCTAGAGCGCGATCTCGAAGGGCTGGCGCGGGGCGATTTCCTTTGTCGGCCGGCGCCGATCGCGCTCTCGGCAATCGATCTTCTCACTCCGCCGGAGCGGATTTCGACGACCGATTGCGCGGCCCGGTATCGGCTGATCCCCGACAAGGTCGGGACCGGCGCGACGCTCTGGTCGCCGACGCTGACGCCGTACATCAACAAGATTCAGGACCTGCTCGACGATCCCGAAGTCAAGCTGGTCGTGGTGCCCAAGGCGGGCCGCACCGGCGGCACGGTCGCGGGCGAGAATTACCTGTTCAAGCTGATGAAGTTCGGCCCGCTGCCCGACGTGCTCTGGTATCTGCCGAGCGACTCCGAGCGGGACAGCTACGTCGACCGGCACGTCTCGAAGATATTCGAGCTGCATCCGGATATCGCGGCCAAGCTCGGCCTCGGCCGGTCCGACAACAAGCTGGCGCGCAAAAAAGTCGCGGACCGGTTGCTGGAATGGCTCCAGCTCAACAGCCGGACCGTAACCGGCCGCGACGCGGGCTTTATCGCCGGCGACGAGATCGACGCGGCAAACCGCAAGCTGATGCCGAGCTTCGTCGACCAGGTGAAGATCAGGGGCACGACGGCCGGGACGCGGTTCAAGGGCTATTTGTGCAGCCACATGGACGCGGGCTGGACCGTCGGCATCGCGGCGGCGTGGAAAGAGTCGAACCGGGGCATCTGGTATTGGCCCTGCTCGAACTGCAACGGCTATTCAAGCCCGTGCCCGACCGCGCCGAAAGGCATGCACATGCGGCTCAGTTACGAAAGGCCGGCGGGCGTGTCCGACGACGAGTTGCTCGACATCGTCGAGAACACGGCCGGGATGCTCTGCCCGCACTGCGCCAAGCTGATGGCCGACGTGCATAAGGCGGCGATGAACGAGGGCGGCGATTACGTCTTCGAAGGCCAGCTGATCGGCCGCGACGGCAAGATCCTCGGCGAGCCTCGCTCGAAAGCGATATCGGGGGCGTGGATTCACGGCTCGATGTCGCCCTGGGTCGGCTTCGGCGACATGGCGCGCCGCTACGTCGCGGCGCTGCTCGTGTTCGAGCGGACAAGGAAGTCGGACCGGCTGCGCGAAGTGACCGCGAAGGTCATCGGCGAGGTCTATGAGGGCGGCGGCAAGGGTGCCGGCTCGCTCGACCCGACCAAGCTGCGCGAACGCGCCGAGGCGCAGGACGAGGACGAGGTTTTCAACGCCGGGACATTCCCGCGCGGTGCCCTTTTCGCCACGGCCGCGGTCGACGTCGGCGGCCGCAAGTTCGACGTCCAGATCGAAGGCTGGGACATCGAGAGCCGGAACTGGAAGATCGAGCGGTTCACGCTGACCCAGCGGCGGCTGCCGGATGGCCGGATGGTCGATCTGCGGCCGCCCGAGCGGCAGGAGGATTGGATCGTGCTGCGCGACGAGGTGCTGCGGCGTCTCGTTCCGCTGCAGGACAATCCCGGGCACGCTATGCCGATAGCGGGCATGGCGATCGACACCGGCGACGGGCACGTCACCTGGAAGGCTCGGGAGTTTTGTCGGCGGATGCTGCGCGAAGGCGAGAGCGGGGCGAAGGGGTACAGGGTCAGGCTGATCAAGGGCGGCACGTCGAAGAACGCGCCCGAGGTCGGCGCGGCCCGCGAGATCAACAAGGACGACGAGAACAAGCCAATCGTCCCGTCGGTCCGCGAGTTCACGCTCAACGTCGACAAATTGAAGGCGCTGGTGATCGAGCGGTTGGTGCTGGACGAGGACGGGCCCGGCTACGTCCGGTTCGCCGACAACCTGCCGCATTCGCTCTACGACGAGCTCTGCGGCGAGGTCTTCATCGACGGCAAGTTCGAGCGGCGCGGCGCGAACGAATCGCTGGACCTGTCCGGCTACAACGAGGCGGTGCGCCAGATGCTTCAGCCCGAGCGGGCAGACATCAAGTGGGACGTTAAGAAGCCGGTCTGGGCCCGGCCGGTGCCGATGACGGGAACGGGCGAAGCACTGCCGGCGGAACCGAAAAAGACAACCCTGAGCGCCATCGAACGGATGGCGGCGCTCAACAAACGGAGATCATGACTTGGCGCACACCGTCGAAGAATTGCAGGCCGACCACGACGCGATCTACGCCGCGCGCCTGACCTTTCTCACGACGGGAGCGGTGCGCCAGGTCACGCGGGCCGGGCGGACCCTGATCAGGGACAATCCAACGCTGGCGCAGCTCGACGCTGCTCTGCTCTGGACCGACAACGAAATTCTCCGCCTAAATTGCCTCGGCACGCGCCGGCGCCGGGCCTTCACGATGCGCTACGGCACCTGATGGCCGGCGTCGTCGCCGGCGGCGCGCCGGCCGGAACCGTCAAGGCCAGCATCGCAGCCCCGCCCGGACGGCGCGGCTACGTTTCGTTCGGCCTCAATACCGCGTATCAGGCCGGGTCGCACGGCAGCCAGGAGCTCTCCGGCTGGCACCCGCGTCTGCGCTCCTCCGACGCCGAGATACTGCCGAGCCGCGACAAGGTGGTGGCACGCAGCCGCGACCTCGACCGCAACAATCCGTGGATCAACGGCGCGGTCACGAAGAAAGCCGACGCGATCGTCGGCTCGAACATTCGGCTGAAGGCCAAGCCCGACTTCCTCGCCATGGGCCAGACGGCGGAATGGGCCGACGAATGGGCGATGAAGGTCGAGGCGCTGTGGCGGACCTGGGCCAACGACCCGCGCTTCCTGTGCGACGTCGAGCGGCACCTTACGTTCGGGGGCCTCGTCCGGCTCGCCTATATCCACTGGCTGCTCGACGGCGAGGCCTGTGCCGTGATCAACATGCGGGACCGCGGCGGCCCGTTCGAGACTTGCGTCCTAGTCCTCGACCCGGATCGGCTTTCCAATCCAGTCGGCAAGTCGGATGCCGACAAAGACGAATTCGGCAACGAGTTGCGCGGCGGCGTGGCGGCCGACCCGGAAACCGGCGCAGCAGTCGGTTACTGGGTACGGCGAAGCCACCCCGGCGATGTCGGCAATACGTTCGAAGGCCAGAAGCACACCTTCGTACCGCGCGAGAACGAGCGCGGCCGTCCGATCTTTATCCACGCCGTCAACAAGCGGCGCGCCCACCAGCACCGCTCGCTCGGCGTGCTGACTCCCTCGATGGGGCGGATGAAGAACCTCGACACCTACGACCGCTACGAAATCCAGGCCGCGATGCGGAACCAGGCCTACGGGATGTACATCGAGAGCCCATTCGACAGCGAGTTCGTCCGCCAAGCGATTGCGCCAGCGGGCGACGAGAATGAGAACGGCGTCGAGATACTTTCCGACTATCAGGCGCTGCGCCTTGCCTTCCATGAGGCGACCGATGTTTCGATGGCGGGCGTGCCGCTCGCCAATCTGGTCCCGGGCGAGAAGGTCGTCACCGTCGCGCCGACCAACCCGACCACGAACTTCACCGCGTTCACCGATTTCCAGCTCGGCGCCGTCTCGTCGCCCTTTGGTCTTGCCAGCGAGCAGATGACGGGCCGCTGGGCCGGGGTGAACTATTCGAACGCGCGGATGATCAAGAACGAGGCGAACCGGGGCTGGACCTCGGAGCGCTTCAGCTTCTGCACCGCGTTCTGCTCGCCAGTCTACGCCACCGCGCTCGAGGAGTTCGTGGCCCGCGACATGATCGACGTGCCGGGCGGGCAGGCCATGTTCTACGTCCACTACGCCGCGCTGACCCGCTGCGAGTGGCTCGGGCCCCCGTCGGGCTCGATCGACAAGCTCAAGGAGGGCAAGGGCGACCAGATCGACCGCGACGGCTTCGTCGGCACGCTCGAGGCCCATTGCGCCGAGCGCGGACTCGATTGGCGCGAGGTGCTCTGGCAGCGCAAGCGCGAGCAGGAAGCGCTCATCGGTTACGGCTTGGTGCCGGATCCTGCGGCGGCGCCCGACCCGGCTGCCGGGGGTGAGAATGGCGCGGCGGGCGGCGCGGACAACGGCGCAACCGGCCGGCAACCGACTGGCGCGCTGGCGCTCGAATACGATCCGAGCGGCGATCCTTGGGGCGACAACGACGTTGCCGACGCTCGCGAAGCCCGTGGAGAAGACGCATGAGCCGCCCGAACTTCGCCCACGTCGCGTCGCGGCTGTTCAACACTCCGCTCATGCTCCGCCCCGAAAAGGCCGAGATGCTGGTCGCGGCCCTGGCGGACCGTCTCGGCATTGCCAAGCTCGAGCGGATGGACGGCTCGGCAATGACCGTGGTCGAGATGAACGCCATGGCGACCGATGGTACGTCGGAGCCGCGCGCCGAGCGCCGCTACTACGACGTGATCGACGGCGTCGCGATGATCGAGATCGAGGGCACGCTGGTCCACAAGCTCGGCAGCGTCGATCCCTGGTCGGGCATGACCGGATACGACGGCATCGCGGCCAAGGTGCGCCAGGCGCGCGCCGACGATCAGGTCCGCGCCATCTGGCTCGACATTCATTCGCCTGGCGGCGAGGTCTACGGCTGTTTCGACCTGGCCGACGAGATCGCGGCCGGCAGCCAGCGCGGTTCGAACGGCAAGCCGGTCTGGGCCATGGTCAACGACGAGGCCTGCTCGGCCGCCTATGCCCTGGCCTGCGCCGCAGACAAGGTGTGGGGCACGCAGACCAGCGTCTCCGGCTCGATCGGCGCCTACATGCTCTATGTCGACTGGACCAAGGCGCTGGCCGACGAGGGCATCGCGGTGGAATTCTTCCGCGAGTACGACCTGAAGGCCAGAGGTTCCGGCCTTGAAGAGGAAGACGCGGGCGTCGCCGAGGAATGGCGGGGCCAGTGGCAGGACTCTGTGGCTCAGACGGTCGATATGTTCGCCCGGCACGTCTTCGCCAATCGGCGCACCGTGACGCTCGCCAAGATCAAAGAAATGCGGTCGCGCTGGTTCGACGCGCCTCAGGCGCTCGAATGGGGGTTGATCGACGGAATTCTCAGCGAGGTCGAGGCCTTCGCGAAGCTGCAAAGGTCACTGGCCCGTCGGGCCTGACCGACCACGAAACAAGGAGACTGATTATGCACTTCCTTCCAAGGGGCTCCACACTGGCGCGCGTCGCCGCCGACGTGCTTCTCGGCGATGATGGCGGCCAAGGCCCCCAGCCCGATCCGGCCCCCGCGCCTGATCCCGATCCCGAGCCGGCGCCGAATCTCGCGCCCGAACCGGACCCTGCACCGAAGCCCGACCCCGCGCCGGACGCCGACGCGCCCGATCCCGTCGCCACCGCGCGCGCCGAGGAGCGCCAGCGCGTCGCCGACGTATTCGCCTCCCCCGACGTCAAGGGCCGCGAAGCCGCCGCCGTGCTGCTGCTGACCGAGACCGACATGGCGGCCGACCGCATCATCGCCAAGCTCCCCGGCCTCACCCCGGCGAGCGCCAACGACATGCTGGCCCGGATGCGGGCGCCGAATCCGGCGCTCGGGGCCGGGGCGGAGACGGAGCCGACGAGCCGGCAGGAGGCCGGCGCTTTCTGGGATCGCGTCCACGCGAAAGCCTTCACCCCCAACTCGAGCAAATAAGGAGAGACCGCCATGGTCATCACTTCCACCACCAAGCGCGACTTCTACTATCTCGGCGAGAGCGCGGCCGCGAACATCATCAACGAGGAGATCATCATCGTCTCGGGCGCGGGCAAGCTCGGTCCGGGCACCGTGCTCGGCCAGATCACCGAAGGCGGCACCCAGACAGTCGCGGCCGCCGTGGCTTTCGCTGGGAATTCCGGGACCGGCACGGTCGGCTCGCTTACCGCCGACGCGGGTGCCAACCCCGGCGCCTACAAGATCGAGATCACCGAGCCCGCGGCCAACGCCGGCACCTTTCGCGTCGAAAAGCCGGACGGCTCGCTCGACGGCACCGGCACGGTCGGCGTCGCCTACAACGGCACAATCAACTTCACCATCTCCGACGCGACCGACTTTGTTGCCGGCGACGGCTTCACCGTGACGGTGAGCTACGCGACGTCGAACAAATACGCTCTCCACGATGCGGCGGGCGTCGACGGCAGGGAAGCGGCCACGGCCATCCTCGGCGTCGGCGTCGACGCGACCGACGCCGACGTCACCACGGTTGCCACCGTTCGCGGTCCGGCGACCATCTTCGGCACCTGCCTGACGTTCAAGTCCGGCATCTCCGACGCCAACAAGGCGGCCGCGATTCAGGCTCTTCGCAACAAGGGTCTCGCCGTCATCCCGCAGCACGCCTCGTAGCCGGCCGGAAAAGGAACCAGACAATGGCCAACAAGCACATCTTCGACGTCTTCGACGATGCCGAGAAATTCGGCGTCGTTTCCATGCTCGAGAGCGTGAAGAAGATGCCCTACAATCCGGGCTTCCTCGCCTCGCTCAACATTTTCGAGCCGGAGCCGGTCGACACCGACAAGGTCGCGATCGCGATGGAGCAGGGGCGCCAGGCGCTCATCGCCACGACTCTGCGCGGCGCGCCGATCGAGGCGGCCGAGCCGGAGCCCGAGAACATCCGGCCGTTCATCATTCCTCGCCTCGCGAAGGCCGACAAAATCTACGCGCACGAACTGCGCAACGTCAGCCCGGCGATCGGCGAGGACGTCGCCGACGTGGTCGGCCGCAAACTGGCGCGCAAGCAGGCGCGGCTGAAGCAGGACATGAAGCTGACCTTCGAGCACCACATGATGGGGGCGGTGAAGGGAATCGTCTACGACTCGAACGGCGTCAAGGTGGTCTACAATTACTGGACCGCTTGGGACGTTTCGGCGCCGGCCGACATCGACCTCGACCTCGACAATGCGACCCCCGTGTTGGGCAAGCTGAAGCGGGACATCCAGTCGAAGATCCAGCGGCCGATCGTCGACGCCCTGCAGGACGGCGAGAACGCCAACGTCCGCCTGATCGGTCTGGCCGGCAACAACTTCTACGATTATCTGACCAGCCACGCCGACGTGCACAAGATCTGGCTGGCTCAGCAGGCCCGCGCCGACGAACTGCAGCAGACCAACATCTACGGCAAGTTCAGCTACGGCAATGTCGATTGGTACAATTACCGCGGCGCGACGGTGGGCGGCACCGCGGTCGGGGTCCACACCGACAAGGCCGTGATCTTCCCCGTCGGCCTGCCCGGCATGTTCCGGCACATCATGGGGCCGGGCGAGTCGATCGACGAGCTCGGTAGCGAGGGTCAGGAAATGTACCCCGGCATCGTCCGCGACCTTCAGCGCAACTGGTGGGTCCAGCCCGAGCTCTACGCCTATCCGCTGTTCCTCAACACGAGGCCCGACCTCGTGCTGACGGCCGTGGTCTAAGGGAGGTCGCTATGACGCACTTTGTCACCCGCCCCGGCCTGAAGGGCCACGTCTATCACGACGGTACGCAGATGATCGTCATCAACGAGGGCCAGCCGGCCAAAATCCCGGCGGCCGACCTCGACCGCTTGGTCGAGGAGGGGATCGTCGCCCGCGATCAGCTCGACCATGACGACGATGGCGGCCGCGGCGGTTCGAAAAAGGGGCCGGCGTCAACGCGCTCGAAGGGCGCAGCGAAGAAGCTGGCCGAAGCCGGATCGCTCGACCCGGCCCCCTTCGCCGTGAAATCCGTCCCGGTCGGCAAGTATGAGATCACCGGCCCGGGGCTGGACGCGGCGATCATCGTCAAGGGCAAGACCAAGATGCAGGCCCGCGTCGCCGAGCTTCAGGCCGGCCTTGCGCCCGCCGCCGACGCCCCGGTCGACTGAGCCCGCCCATGCCGACCGCCCTGGAAGCGCTGGACGAGACCCTCAACACCTCGACCTACGCGCTTCTGGGCGACACGATCACCTACACCCCGGCGGGCGGGTCGGCGCTGCCCATCGCGGCGCTGGTCGAATATGACGATCAGGAGAAGGCGCTGGCCGGCTCGCGCGTCGTCGGCGGCGACTGCGCCGTCGAGGTCGCGGTCGCCGACGTGCCGGTCTGGAGCGCAACCGACGAGATCGTGCTGCCGCGCCGGCCGGGCCAGGTCTTTCTGCCGAAGAAGGCCATGCTCGACGAGACGGGCATGAACTGGCTCATGGGCCTGAAGACGAAGCCGGCCTGACATGCCCGATCCGGTCGCCGCGCTCTCGAAGGTTCTGGCGAATCTGGAAACGGCGCTGGACGGAGCGGCTGGCCTAATCGAAACCGACCGGGCCGACGACAATCCGTTCGAGAATGCCGAGCTTGCCACCGGCGCGATCAACATTCTCCAGCGCCGGACGCAGTTCGAGCAGCATTCGCAAAACGAGGTGCTCCACCGCGCCCAGATCGACCTCGACATGATCGTTGCGGTCGAGGCGGCGTCGACCAACGGCGCGCGGCTGCGGGAGATGGAGGCCGACATAGTCGCCGCGCTCTGGGCCGACCGCACGCTCGGCGGCTTGGCGCAGGACATCGATGTCGACTCGTCCGGCGGCGGCGAAGACGTGCTTTGCGACGAGGGCTCGCGGCCCTTGTCGATCACCATCCTGTTCCTGACCCCGCTCGGCGATCACCGCACGATCATCGGCGCGGCGGGGCTTGTTCCCTGACCCGACCCAAGGAGACCATCATGGCCGAAGTCCATGCCGACGCCGTTCCGCTGCCGCCCGCCAGCATCGATTTCAACGCGCTCAATGACGCGCTCGCCGCCGGTCATGCCGCCGACAAGGCGCGCAACGCCGCGATCGTGGAGGGCACGCTGGCTTTGTCCGCCGACGAGGCGCAGGCCCGCGCCGCCGAGTCCGCCGCCGCCCTGCCCAGCCTCGTCGGCCTGAACAAGGACGCGCTGGTCGCCGCTAGCGCGGCCGAAAACGTTCAATGGGCGCAGGACTCCGACGGCAACGCCGTCCCCTTCGCCGAAGCGAGCAACGCCCGCATGCGCGAGGCGATTGAGGCGATGCGCGACGGCACGCCGATCGCCTCGCCCGACGCGCCCGCCGAATAGTCCCTCTCCAAGGAGCTTCCCGCCATGACCGACCTCACGGCCCTTTCCGCGCTCGCCATCAAGGCGCAGAGCGCGCCCGCCACCTATGCCTCGCCGACCAGCGCGGACGCGATTCCCGTCGCCAACCTTTCCTGGCGGCCGAACGCGATCCAGACCGACAATCCGGAATATACGGGCACGATACACCGCAACGGTCCGATCGTCCTCGGCGCGACCTACGACGTCACCTTCGACATTCTCCTGCGCGGTCCCGGCGGTGCGGCACCGCCCGCCGCCGACGCGTTCATCCCCGGCCGCGTCCTGCGGGCGCTCGGCTTCACCGAGAACATCCTTTCCTCCGCCATCCCGGCGGCGCCGGAGGCTCTTGGCGGCGGCTCGACCACGACCGTCGCAACACTCGGCGCGACCGCCGTCGGGACGCTGGACCTCTACAAGGGCCTGGCGCTCCTGCTCGCCAGCGAAGGGGCCGCACCGACCGGCTTCGTGATGATCCGCTCCTACAGCGCCGCCAAGGCCGCCGGTCTCGCCCAAACGCTCGCCGGCGCCCCGACCGGCAATTACCAGATCCCCAAGCAGCTCGCCTACACGCTCGCCTCCACCGGCACGCCGCCGGTGCTGAGCCTCGCGCTGTGGCAGGGCAGCCGGCGCTACAATTTCGTCGACATGGCGCCGTCCAGCGCGCGGCTCATGTTCCCGACCAGCGCGCCCGGCAATTCCGACTATCCCAAGTTGTCGGTCACGTTCACCGGCGACGCCTACAGCAACCTCGCCGAAGCCGCGCCCGTGGTCAGCTCGACCCTCGCTATTCCCCCATTCAAGGGCGGCAAACTCCACATCGCCGGCCTCGCCATGGGCGGCTCCTCGATCTCGCTCGACCTCGGCATCAAGGCCGGCTTCCCGCCCAACCCGAACAAGACCAACGGCTTCGATCCGGCCCAGCTCACCGAGACGAGGCGGTCGCTTCAGCTTTCGCTCAACCAGCAGGCCCCGTCGTATTTCGACTTCCTCGCCGCCGCGGCCGCGCAGACCAGCTATCCGATCCAGGCGCTCTACGGCCTCGCCGCCGGCAATTATGTCGGCTTCGTCGCGACCGACGCCCGGTTCAACTTTCCGGAGACGCAGGCCGGCGGCGACTTCTTCACGACCCAGGGCGACGCCTATGTCGACGGGGCGGAGAAGACGATCGGGCTGGTCTTCCCGACCGGCTATTAATTCACCTGAGGGGACACAAAATGGCCGTACCGGCCTCAACCGACGAGTTGGAGGAATTCACTCCACCCTCGCTTAAGAACGCCCCCGTCCCGCCGGTCTTCCTGCTCAGACCGGCGAACGGGCGCGAGTTGCGGAAGTTCGAATATCGGCTCATGGCCGAAGGGCTCCAGTTCTACAGCACCGAGGCGTTCCGCGCCGAGATGCTGAAGGGGCTGGCGGCGCTCTGGTCGGTCGACGATTATCCCGCCAACGCGGCGCGGCTCGTATCCTATTGGACCCTGTGCGACCAGAAGGGAGAGCCCGACGTCGTCGAAGCCGAGTTCGTCGCCGAGCTGACGCGCCGCCTGATGCGGGCCTGGCCCCCTCTCAGCGCCATGGCGGCCGACAACCAGCGCTTCAGCGACGAAAGCGGCCGTATCGCGGCGAGCATGTTCGTGGTGGGCTGGACCGGGCTGGAGACGGCTTATCTCCGCGAGTCCGGCTCTGTCCCCCTGCTGCGGATCGACGATGTCGAGACCGAGCTGGCGGGGATGGAGAAAAAGGCCGGCGAGGCCAAGGTCGAAGGCGTCGGCAAGCCCGGAACCGCCTTCGCCGAAGTCGCCAGCGCCGCCTATCTCCGCCTCTTGCTGACGGAGACGGAAAGAAAAAACTCCGTCTCGCCGCCGCCCTCGACGCCCGCCCTGAATGGTTCGACGCTGACACCGTCGAAGCCAACGGCGGCTGCCAAGTCGAAGACGTCGGCGAGTTCCAAATCAAAGCGGGCCAGATTGTCCAAGTCCTCAAGGACGCCCTCGGCAACAGCCTGACCGACGAGAACGGCGCCGAGTGCACCGTCTCGACCGGCAAGCGGACCTTCGCCGAGCTGGTCGGGCCGCAGGACTGGCATCTGGTCCGGCTGTATCGCCATTGCAGCGGTGGCCTGGCCGGCACGGAATGGCCCGACGGCCGCGTCCTGCTCGACCAGCCGGTCAAGCTCGTCGCGGCGTTCGGCGTGATCGGGGCGACGCTTCAGAAATACGATCAGAAGAAGGGTGGGTGAGATGGCGGGTCGGGGGTTCGGGATCGGGCGCCCGGGCCAGTTCGCCGAGTTTCGGCGCCATTCGATCCAGCGGATGGAGCAGGCGTCGCTGAAGGCCACGGACCAAGCCGCGCGCGCCGCCGCTGCCCAGATCAAGGCGGCGATGCCCGGCCGGCTCGGTGGGGCGATTACCTCAGGATCGGATCTTCGCAAGGGGCGAGGAGTGCATCGGCGCGGCGCCGAGGGCTATCGGGCATCGGGCTGGGTCGCCATTCGCGGCAAATCCGAGCGCACCGTCGGCGCCGTCATCTCGGCGACCGAGGGGGCCGAGATCAGGCCTATCAAAGGCCCGTTCCTCTGGATCGCGACCGACGAGATCCCGCGTCGCGCGGGCCGCTACCGGATGACGCCGGCGCTGTATCGGCGCTCCGGCCTCGAAAACCGGATCGGGCCGCTGGTCCAGATTCCGGGCCGCCACCGCGGCGAAGCTCTGCTCATCGTGCGCAGCGTCACGGTCGATCGGTTCGGCCGGCGCGGGCGGGCCCGGCGCCTGCCCCGTCGCGGCGCGATCGGCGGCAGCCGCGAACGCCGGGATTTCATCGTCGCGTTCGTCGGCATCCGCAACACCTCGCGCTCGGCATCCGTCGACGCGCGCCAGATCATCTCGCTCGAGCAGGCCAGGCTCTCCGAATATCGGATCGCCGCCATGGCCCGCGACGGCTTCGAAAGGTAGCAAGTGGCCTCCCGCAGCTCGATTTTCCCGGCATTCATCACCGATGAGTACCGGCCGGGGAGCGGCTTTGCGCAGTTCGAGCAGCAGGCCGCAGCCTCGGCCGATCGCACCCGGCGCCAGTTTGAGACCAGCTTCTCCGAAATCCAGGGCATCGCCCAGCGCGCCCTCACCATGCCCCGCAACGCCGGCGGCTCCCTTGACCTCGGCGTCGGACAATATCGGGCCGCGGCACAAGCGGCCGACGCTCAGGCCATCGCGCTGCGTGAGGTCGCGACGGCCGCCGAACGTGCGGCGCGCGCCACGGGCGACATGTCGGAGCAGACTCGCGTCCTCATTCAGGCCTATCGGGCCGCGGCGATCCAGGCGGCGGATAACGCGGCCGCCGAAAATCAATTCGCCACCTCGATGGAGCGGGTCCAGGCCGAGCTGAACCAGACCGCGTCGCGCACCACCGCAGTAATTGGAGCTAACAGGCAACTAGTCAATTCACAAGATGCCTACTCAAATAGTGCGAGAGCGTCGAGATTTGCTATGGTCCAAGTTGGGCAACAGCTTCAAGATGTGGCTATCCAAGCGCAGATGGGAACATCCGCTTTAACTATACTTGTTCAGCAAGGCTCGCAACTTGGATTCGCGATGTCGCAGATGACCGGGCGCGCGGCGGCATTCGGCCGGTTCATCGCCGGGCCGTGGGGCACCGCGATCTTCCTCGGAGTCGCCGCGCTCGGCTACCTAATCCAAGGCCTCAACCGCACCTCTAGCGCGGCCGAGGACGCTCAGCACGCGACCGACGGGCTTGGCGAGGCGCAAAGCGCGCTCGGCGAGATTTTCGACATGACGACCGGTAAGCTGCGCGATCAGGCCGGCGCGTTGCGCGAGCATATCGAGTTGATGCGGCTCAATGCCCGGGTGACGGCCCTCAACCTCCAATTGCAGGGAATGGAGCAGGAGGAGAACGCCCGACGGCTGTTCCGCGAGGGCACCGAGCCGACCTCGATAGGCGAAAATATCGGCGCCTACCTCTCTCCGTTGCGCGGCAGCACGCCGGGCCAGCGTCTCGAATCTCTGGAACGAGCAGCCGGCGAGCAGCGGCAGCTGTTGCAGGCCATCGAGAATGCGCAGCAGCGGCTCGACGCGGCCAGCGGAGACGCAGCGCGCCGGAGCGCGGAAACGGCGCTGGAGGCGGCGCGCAACGCCGCGCTCGCCGCGAGCGCGCGGCCCGATTTTGCCCGTAGCTCGGCCGGCCTCTCCGCCCACGACTTCCGGCAGGCGGTCATCGACCAAGCCCGCGGACAGGCGAACCAGCGAATTGCGGAGCTGACCACGCGCTCGCTCGACGAAGGGCGTCTCGATCCCTCGCTCCGCCGCACCGGTCATGAGCGCCGCCCGCGCGAAGACCACCGCCCCGAGCAGGCCTCCTCCTCGATCGAGCAGATCACGCGCATCAACGAGGCGTGGAACGACCAGCCCCGGCTCGTCGACCGCGCGGTTCAGGCCGTGCGCGAGCTCGACCAGGTCCTGGCCGAGGCGCAGCGCCGCAAGCTGCCCCGCTTCGACGAGATGCAACGCGGCGCCGAGACGGCGCGCGCCTCGATCCGCGACGGGCTGATCCGGCAGATCACGGAAGGTTTCGGCGAGGCGCCGAAGCTGGTTCAGCGCGCAACGCTGGCGCTGGAGCAGCTGGAAGCGGCGGCGCAGCAATTCCCCGACCTTGCGCCCCGCATCGCCGCGGCTGGCCAGACCGTGACCGACGCGCTGGTCCGGCCCTATCGCGAGTTCCTCGCCGATCAGGTCCGCTCCTATGCAGTCGGCCAGCTCGTCGCGCAGGGCCGGCAGGAGGAGGCCGATGCGCTCGGCATCATCCACCGGCTCGAGGAGCAGCTCGGCCCGCTCGGCGAGGAGCGCAAGCAGGTCATCCTCGCCAGCGTCGTCGCGCTGAGCGAGCAGGCCCGGCAGCTCGAAATCATTCGCGCCCGACAGCAGCTCTATCTCAACTTCGCCGGGCAGGTCCGCTCCAGCCTCGTCGACATCGCCGCAGCGCCGGCGCACGCCCTGTCGAGCATCTCCGGCATCGCGCAAGCCTACCGACAGCTTAGTGCCGAGGCCTTGGTCGAGCGCCTGTTCGGCAACACGTTCCGCCAGCTCGAGGATCAGATCACCGGGCGGGACAGAGTCCGGCAGGCCAATGAGGAGATGGCTGGCTCGATCGGAACGGTGCGCGCCGAAATGGCCAATCTCGGCACGGCGCACCGGACCGAGATCAACACGATCGACCAGGTCATCGACCGGCTCGGACGGTTCGGCTCGGCCGTGGACGTCGCGGCGGACCGGCTGTCCGCCGTCCCGTCGGCGGCGGCGAGCGGTGTCGGCGCCGCCGCATCGCGCTCGCTATCCGGCCTGCCGGTTCAGGGCCGCATCACCAACACCTTCGCCCAGCATCTCGCGCGCAACTCGGCCGGCCTCGACATCGCGGCCGCACTCGGCACCGCCGTCACGTCGCGCGCTTCGGGCCGGGTCGTCACGGTCGGCTACGACGCGCGCAGCGGCTACAACGTTGTCATCGACCATGGCGGCGGCATCGTTTCGTCTTATTCGCACCTGATCCGCCAATCCTCGCTGCGCGCCGGGCAGACCGTCACGGCGGGCGATGTGGTCGGAAACGTCGGGGAGACCGGCCATGCGACCGGGCCGCACCTCCACTACCGGGTCAGGGTCGCCGGCCGCGATGTCGACCCGGCGACGTTCCGGTTCCCTGAGCAGGCGGCTCAGACCACGGCGGCGATCGAGCGTCTCGGCACCGGGCTGCACGACCTCGACGCCGTCATCGCCAGTCTCAGCGATGCCGCTCCCCGGGCCGGGGAGGCGCTGGCGAACGTGCTGAGCCGCGCCTCGATGGACAGCGCCGCCCGAGCCGCTGCGGCGAACGACAACGGCGACATCGTCGTCACGGCCCAGCGCGGCACCGATCCGACCGAGCGGATGAGCCCGCGCCAGTTCGCCAGGATCATGGCGACCGAGCTTGCGACCCAAGTGTTCGGCGAGCGGTTCGGCGCGACGATCGGCAACCTGATCAGCGGCGCGCTGGAAGGCGCCTCGATGTACAACGCCTTTTTCAAGCCGATCCAGACCAAGCTCGAAGGCCTGCTGGGGCTGCGGCAGAATCCGCTCTCCGCATTCGGCGTCGCCGGCACGGCGCTCGGCTCCCTGTTCTTCTCCCCGCCGCGCGCCTCCTCGACGATCGGTGCCGGAGCGGGCGGCAACCTTGCCGTGACCGGCTCGACCGGGTCGCGCACCGTGCGGGGCCAAACTACGACAGCGGCCGACTCCGTGCTTTCCACCGTGGCGCGTATCGCCGAGCTGTTCGGCGGCTCGGTCAACGCGGCGGCCGGCGCCGTTTCCATCGGGATGCGCGACGGCAAGTACCGGGTCGACCCGACCGGGCGCGGCATTACCAAGACCAAGAAGGGCGCGATCGACTTCGGCGAGGATGCCGAGGCCGCGGTCCGCGCCGCCGTGCTGGACCTGATCAAGGATGGCGTAATCGAGGGCCTGCGCCAAGGCACGCAGACCCTGCTCCGCGCCGCCAAGGACATCGATAGCGGAATAGAGAAAGCCCTCAAGTTCGAGGGCGTGTTCGAGCGGCTCAAGGCCCGGCTCGATCCGGTCGGTGCCGCGCTCGACACCCTCGACAAGGAATTCGCCAACCTGAAGCGCGTCTTTGCCGATGCCGGGGCCAGCGCCGAGGAATATGCCCAGCTCGAGCAGCTCTACGCGCTGGAACGAGCCGATGCGATCACGCAGGCGGGCCAGCGGATGACGTCGGCGCTGAAGTCCCTGCTCGACGACCTCACCGTCAACAACGACGCCATCTCGCTTAGGGAGCGCCTCGCCGCCGCCCATGCCAAATATGACCCGCTCGCGACGCGCGTCGCGGCCGGGGACCGGACCGTCGATTACGACGCCTTCGCCGAGGCGGCGCGGCTCGTCCTTGAATTGCAGCGGCAGATTTCGGGCTCGACCAACCCGTATTTCCAGGCGCTGGACGAAGTGACGCGCCTGACCCGCGACGCGCTGGCCGGGCAGGAGAATTTGATCTCGATCGTCACGGCCCGGCCCGGCCCGCTCGGCGCCGACACCGTGACGGCGGGCGACACCCAGACCGTCACCGCGATCGACCGGCTCGGCGGCGTGCTGGTCTCCGAGCTCGGCGGCCGGCTCGACGCGCTCAATGACAATGTCGGCGCGCTGGTCCGCCAGGGCGCGTCGGCCGGCGGCGAGCCGTCCCACGACTACGGCGCGATCGTGAACTTCTAATGGCGGCCCTGCTCGCCCAGCTCACCCCGCGCGACGCCGCGACCGATACCCGGCCCTATGTCCGCGCCGCCTCGGCGCAGAACCGGGACATTACCGGCCTGAACGGCCAGACCTGGTTCCCGGCAATGTCGGCCATGCCGACGCAGACGATGAAGCTGTTCGACGGCGACTTCAGCTCGGACGTCGAGCCGGGGCAAGTCGCGTTCACGCTCCAGCTCGGCGGCGTCCTCGATGCCAATGTCGGCCGCTACCTCTGGGCCGGCGCCCCGGTCACCCTCTACCGCGGCGAACCGGGCGCGGCGTGGCCGTGGGGCACTTGGTTCGTCGGCAAGGTCCAGCGCTGGGAAGCGGACGGCACGGCGCTCAAGCTCACCGCCGCGGTCAATACCGAGCCGTTCGAGGCGGACGCTCTGACCGCGACCTATGCCGGAACAGGCGGCGCGGAGGGCGACGCCAACCTCAAGGGCAAGGCGAAGCCGTGGCTGTTCGGCCGCTGCCTCAACGTCGAGCCGGTGCTCATCAATGCGGTCGACAACGTCTACCAGGTCTCGGCCTATGGCCCGATCCAGGCCGTCGTCGCCCTGTTCGAGCGCGGCGAGGACTTCGGCGCCTCGACCGGCAATTATGCCAGCTATGCCGCTTTGCTCGCCGCCACGATCCCGGGCGGCGGCTGGGGCACCTGCATCGCCGAAGGTCTGATCCGGCTCGGCGCACCGGCCTACGGCCTGATCACGGCCGACGTCGACGGCCACGTCGAAAGCGGCAATTGGCTCAGGATGACGGGCGACATCGTCACCCGCATCGCGCTCCACGCCGGAGTCGATGCGGCGCTGATCGACACGACGAGCCTCGCCGCGCTGGATAACGCTCTCTACGTGCTGCTGCCGGGTCACGGCTACATCAACCTCTACCTGACCGAGCAGGCCAGCGTGCTCGACGTGGCGCGCCGCCTTGCTCGGCCCTGCAACGCCCAGGCCGGCATCTCCTGGCTCGGCAAGCTGTTCGTGGTGCAGGTTGCGGCCGGCGCGCCCGCGATCACGCTCGACGCGCAAGGTCATGCCCTGCCGCTGGTGACCCAGAACGTCGAGGCCGACGTCTCGACGCCGTATTGGCGCATCGCCATGGGCGGGGCCCGATCGTGGCGCGTCCATAGCGCCGACGAGATCGCGACGTTCGGCCCGCTGCGCGACCGCGGCGCCTACAGCGCGACCGAGATCTACACCGACGGCAATTTCGTGCAGGACCAGGGCGTCAATTGGCTGTGGCAGTTCGACACCCGCGCCAGCGGCCATGCCCCGCCGACCCTGCCCGCGACGTCGAACGCCTATTGGTCGATCATGGGCGGCGACGTCACGGCGAACACGCAGATCGCCGTCGTCGCGCCGCCGCCGCAGACGTTCAGCGCCGATTATCTCGGCGTCATTCCCTCGAGCGCGTTCCCGCGCGTCCTGACGCCGATCGTGACCCGGGGCGGCGTCTCGATCCGGACCGACACCGCCACGACCTATTCGATCGGGACACCGGTCAACGTCACCGCCACGATCAACAATACCGGCGGCAGCGTCGACAAGGGCAAGATCACGGTGACGGCCATGTCCGCAGTGTCGGGCTGGATCGACCTCGCCGTTACCGTCGCCGGGGTGGCCCAGCCGGTCCAGCGCATCCCGTTCACCCGGGCCGACGCCGAGCCTCCGACCGGCGGCACCGGAACAGGCGGCGGGACGGGCAACAAGTCCGGCTCGTTCGGGCCGACCGACCAGATCAGCAGCACGACCTACGTCAGGATCGGGGCCCGGATCACTGTCACCAAGGCAACGGGCGAGACGATCCGCGCCTACGCCGCGCCCGGCTACCAATATTATGTGATCGGCGGCGGGACCAAGGCGGCCGCGCTGAAGTGGCGCTACGCCGTCGCCGGAACCAACTTCGCTTCGCCGACCGACTTCGGCTCACCCGTCACCGGCTCAACGTCGGTCGCCGACGTCGACAATCCCTCGCCCGGGTCGGTGAGCTGCAACCAGACCGCGGCGCCGGCCAACGGCGACTACGACGTCGAGCTATGGGCCGCGCTGCCAACCAGCGGCGGGGGCATCGAGTTCGACGGAACGACCTGCAGCGTGGCGGTGGCGGCATGAAGTGGCTCCTCTACCGCGCCGACGGCACGATCGCGGAGCAGGTCTGCACCGTCGGCCGCCGCTCGCCGACCGAGGGCGGAGCGAACCCGGACGGCCTTCGCGAGGTCAAGGTGTCGCGCCACGGCTGCCTCGCGACCGAGCATTACGACTTGCGTGCGCGGCGCTGGCGTAAGGATCCCGCGCGGGTCGCGGACCATGCCGCGCGCGAGCGGAAGGCGGCGGAGCGGTTCGTTGCGTCGCTGCCCGGCGGAGTGGTCGAGATCATCGCCGAGCTGGTCGCGAAGCGGCTCGGCCCGGCAACATCAAGGGAAGGGGAGGCCGATGCCGCATAGCAGTCACCCCTTCGTTTGGACCCTGCTGGCGAGCTTTGGCGGCGCCCTGACCGCGCTGTCATTCCGTCCGTTCAAAGATATGACGCGGTGGGAGATCGTCCTTGCCCTCACAGCCGGCGCGTCGTTCGCGATCTTCGTCGGTCCGTGGGCGGCGAAGCTGATATTCGGGGACGGACCGGTCGACGCGCGTATCCTTGGCGGCCTCTATTATATGATGGCGACCGGTTCCAACGTCCTCATCCCGGTCGGGGTCAAATGGCTCGGCAGCTTCTTCGGCGTCAAAAACGAGGAGAAGCCGAAATGACGGCCTGGCCGATTATCAACATGGCAAGCGGCCTGCTCGCCGCGACCATCCTTGCATACATGCTGGCGCGCAAGCCCGAGAGATTCACCGTTGTCGAGCGCGTCGGCATGGGCGCCGTCGGCGCGGGCTGCATCCTTACCATCGGTCCGATCATGTCGGTGGCGCCGACGCCGTTCGAAGACTGGAGCGGCACCCTGCTCCGGCTCGGCTGCGCCGTCTACTTCGTCGGCCGCATGTCCCGGCACCGGTTCAACAACTGGCTCGCCGTGCGACAGGCTCGGCGGCACCTAAAGCGGGTGCCGCCGCTCCGCGGGGGCGGATGATGGACCGCCTAAAGGACAACCGGCTCGACAAGTTCGCCCTCTTTGTCCTTGCCGGCCTCAGCATCGCCGGCCTGATCGGCCTCGGCACGGCGATCGTCCTGTGGGGCATGCCCGAGACCGGCGAGGGCAGCGAAGGGCTGCTCAACGTGATCGCCACCGGCCTCCTGCTGTTCTCGCGGGAGATCGTCGGCGCGATTCGGGCCGCTTGGCAGGACCAGCAGGTTGGCCAGATGAGCGACAGGCTTCACGCCTCTGCTCCGGTCGAACCACCGCCGCCGGCCACTCCCGCGCCGCGAGACGCCAAGGAGGCGGCCGACCAAGTAGCCGACGCGGCCGCAAATGAGGCCGCCACAATTACTGAGGAGACCAAGCCATGATTCTGATCGCCCTCGCGCTCGTCAGCGCTCCACTCCCCGCCGACGAAGCCCGCATCCGCTACGACTGGGAGGGCTTCTATTGCGAGCGCCAGGCGGAAATCTGCCCGCTGACACGTCGAGCTCGGGCGGACGGCATTGTCACGCCCGCCGAGCTGCGCCGCATCGAGCGCCACCTGTCTCAGATCGGCTGCGCGTTCGGCATTCGGGACACGGAGCCTTGCGGTGAGGAGAACAACCCGCCCAGCCCGGATCGCGTCGTCATGACGCTCGAAGACTTCTGCACCGGAGACTACGACGCCTTCGTCGACGCGGATGGCGACGGCGTCGTTCATACCTGCCCGGCCGAAACCGCGCCTCAGCCCGACAACGCCTATTGGAACGATGTCGCGGCCGAGACCGACTATCCGAACGACACCATGGCCCAAGCCTATTGCGAGTGGCGGTCGGACTTCTGCCGGATGGTAAGTCGGGCGATGCGCAGCGGCCACGTCAGCGACCGCGAGCTGGCGGTGACCGAGCGGGCGGCAATGGCCCCTGGCTACGGCCCGAACGATGTCCGCTGCACCGCCGACGATCGGGAAAATTGCCCCAACCTGAGAAGGATCAGACGATGAAGCGCATTCTCGCTGCCTTGGTCGCGCTGTCGCTGAGCGGCTGTGCAACATTGCGTGATGTCGGCGTTCCGGCCTTGAGCGTGGCCGGACTTCTGTTCGGCCAGCGCGCGGCGCCAACTGCCGTCGCGCCGCTCGATCAGTCGAAGCTGGCCGCCGCCAACAACCTCGCTGCCTCAGCGGCCGACTCGCTGACCATGGCCTTTACCTCCGGCCAGATCGCGCGGTCGCAGGACCAGGACACCGCGCGTCCGAACTTCTGCCCGATGGTGATCGCCAACCTCGCGGTCATTACCGACGAAGGCGGGCGGGCGTTGGCCTTGGGTTGCAAGATCGAGCATCATCTCGACCGGGCCGAGGCCGCGTTCGAGGCGCGCGATGCCGTCGCCTACGCCGACAATCTGGCGAAGGCGGACACCTACACCGGCCAATTGACCGCAATGGTCAACGCCAGCATCGGAAGGACGCCCACGCCATGACTTTCGACATCAATCTGGTCCGCCAGCTCGTTGGCCTCGCGATCGACGGCGCGAAGGCGGCGGGCGCCAACTCGCCGACGTTCGACAAGATCACCGGCACGCTGGCACCCATCCTCGGCCGTGTGCCCGAACTCGCGGCCGAGAAAGCGCAGCTCGACGCGGTGACGAGGGACGCGATCGACAAGCGGCGCGCCGCGTTCGACCGGTCGCGCGAGGCTGGCCGCTACAAACCGCCCAGCGGCGATTGATCCGGCTTTCGCCCGGGGCGCCGCGGCGCTAAGGCCTTGAGATGCACGTCTTCATCGCCATTCCCTCGGACGGGACGGTCGAAGCCTGGTTCGCCCAATCGCTCGCGGCGATGGTCGCCAAGACCCTGACCGACGGCGTCGAGATCGCGGGCAAGCGGGTCGTGCCGCGGCTCACCACCAAGGTCGAGATTGGCAAGCTGCCGATGGTGCGCAACCGCCTGCTTCAGCTCGGCATCGCGTCGGGCGCAGACTACATGCTCTGGCTCGACAGCGATCATGTCTTTCCGGAGTGGGCGCTGGTCCGGCTTCTCATGGTCGACCGGGACGTGGTCGGGATCAACCAGCCGACGAGGTCGCGGCCGCATCTGCCTACAGCGCGAGGGATGGACGGCGAGCGCATATACGCGCCGGAACAGTTCGCCGAGGAAGGGCGGGTCGCCCAGGCCCTGCAGATCGGCTTTCCGATGGTGCTGATGCGGATGTCGATCATCGGGCGGCTCGAGGCGCAGGCGACGAAAGAGGGCCGGCGCAGCATCTACCCGATGTTCGACTTCGCCCTGACCGACGACCTGGACGTGGCCGGGAGCGAGGATACGTTCTTCTGCCGGCGGCTGTTCGAGGCCGGCATCCCGATCCACCTCGACCACACCCTTTCCTGGGCGACGCGGCACATCGCGCCCGTCGCCGTCGGGATGGCCGAGGCGCTGGCAGACCGTCCCGCCGCCGCCGAGACAAAGTCTAAGGCCTAAGCGCTAACCACCGAAACCGGAGGAGAAAAATGCTCAGTTCGCTGACCGCGAAAGCGGCGGCGCTCGCCGTACTGGCGAGCCTGCTGTTCATCGCCATCGCCGCCGGTCCGTTTGGCGGCTGATCCATGCCAGCCACGGCCGACCGGATCGGCTTCATCCGCCAGCAGTTCCGGGAAGTCGTCGCATCCGACGACGCGATCAAGACCCGCTACGGCGAGGACGCGCGCGACACCGGCGCCGAGCCGGTCGAGACGTTCTTCGACAGCATCGCCGACGCGCAGATCATGTGCGACCAGCGCTTCAAGCTGCTCAAGCGCGACCGGCGCCGGTTCCGGACAACGGTCAACTCGATCGTCGACTTCACCGGCGCGCTCGACTTCAGCCAGGTCACGCCGGCCGCGACGGTGATCGACTCCGAGCGCGGCGCCAACCTCGTCGGCTCGATCGTCGAGATCACGCAGGACCATGACAAGGACCGGACCAGCTTCGTGACGTGGTGCGTCGCCGAGAACGCCGACATGCTCTCGATCGCGCTCGACCTGGTCACCATCAATGCCGAATATGTGGAGATGATCTGATGGCCGAACTCAGCAGCCAAGCTGCGGCACCCTCGCTCGCGTCTGCCGATAGATTGCCCGGGCTGGTCGGGGGCAATTTTCGTGCCGTCCCGCTGTCGTTAATCCCCTACAAGGACAGCGCGGGCGACTTCAACATCGGCACGCTGCTGAAGTGGGGGACGGGGCCGGCCGGTAGCCGCTCGTTCCTGGCCGACGCTTTCGCTTTCGGCAATTATGCAGGGACGCAGGCTTGGGTCACGATCGGTGCGGGCGGTATTGCCACGCCCGGCCTCAATGTCACGGGAGACGTGGCGACGACCGGCAATACAGCCTTCGGGACCTCTACCAATACCGGCACCAACGCCTTTGGTGGATCGATGACGATCGCGCGCACCGGCAGCGCAACGGTCCCGTCTCTCTCTTTGATCGGCTCGGCGCGAAACTGGATCAATTTCAACGGCACGACCGGCGCGGCGCCGGCCTTCACGACCCGCTCCGCCGGCGCGAAACTCGTCCTCTATCCCCTGATCGACGGCAGCCACACCGACTATGCCATCGGCGTCGACACAAACGCGACATGGTTCGGCGTTCCGACGACGTCCGAGGCGTTCAAGTTCTACGGCGGCACGACGCTCGCCGCGACGCTGACCGGCGCCGGTGCCCTTACGCTGGTCGGGTCGCTCAGCGTGCCGGTCGGCGCGAACCTCGCCACCTCGTCCGGCAACGTCGGCGTTGGCACGGCCAACCCGCTCGCCAAGCTCGTCGTTTCGAACGCAGCCGCGGAAGGGGTCGAGATCGTCCCCGGCACGACAGCCAACACGAGCCTTGTCCAATTCTACAACCGCAACGCCGGAGCCTATGACGCGGCCCGCTACAGCGCTTCGTCCCACAGCTTCTATATCTCGGGCGCGGCGTCGGTTTCGATCAACGCCTCGGGGCACATCCTCCCCGCGGCCGACAATGCGCAGGACCTCGGATCGGCCTCGTTCCGCGCGCGCACGCTCTACGCCGGCACCGGCACGATCAACACGTCCGACGAGCGCGAGAAGGAGCAGATCGGCCGGATCCCCGACGAATGGCTCGACGCCTGGGGTGAGGTCGAATGGTGCCGGTTCAAGTTCAGGGATGCGGTGGCGGAAAAGGGTGACGCGGCGCGCTGGCATATCGGCGCCGTCGCCCAGCGCGTCCGCGATGTGTTCAAGAGCCGCGGCCTCGACGCGCTCGCGATCGGGCTGCTCTGCTACGACAAATGGGAGCGGACGACCGAGCCGGTCTATGAGGAGGTCACGAAAACCCGCAAGGTCGCCCGCGAGATGCAAGTTCCCTACGGCCGGGCCAACAAGGAGGGCGTCCGCAAGACCAAGGCGAAGATGGTCGAGGTGCCGGAGGAATATCCGGCCTGGGTCGACACCGGCGAAACCCGCGTCGTGCAGGAGGCCGGCGACCGCTGGGGCCTGCGCTACGACGAGTGCTTCGCGATCGAGGCGGCGTGGCAGCGTCGGCGCATCGCCGCGATCGAGGAGCGACTCGAAAAGGCCGGGCTCGCCTGATGGCGATCGCGCTCCCCTTCGCCGTCATTCCCACGCCGCTCGGCACCGTCACCTCGGGCAACGAGCTCGCCGCCAAGCCCGCCAGCTTCCTCGGCCAGTTCAAGGCACCCGGGCTGACGTGGAAATCGAGCGGCTCGTCGAGCCTGTGGGTCCGAGGCAATTTCGGCTCGGCCAAGCCGGTCGACTTCGTTTCGGTCATGCAGGCCAACGCGATCGCGGCCACGACGATCAGGGTCCGGCTCGGCGACACCCAGGCCGAGGTCGACGGGACGGCCGACTATGACAGCGGCGTCCTGCCGTTCATCTCGCCCTCGATCACGCGAACCGACGGCCTCTATCATTCCCACCTCGAGCTGCCGTCGGTCCAGACGAAGCAATGGTGGCGCATCGACATCGCCAGCCATACCGGCGATTTCGAAGCCTCGATGCTGGTCATGGGCCAGAAGCTGACGCCGGCGAACTGGTACAATCCGGGCTGGGCGCGCGGCACCGAGGATCTTGGCGCGATCGACTTCACGCGCTGGGGCATCGCCGACGAGCAGGACGGGCTGATCTGGCGCACTCTGTCGTTCCGGCTCGGCTGGCTCAGCGAGGCCGATTACGAGACCAAGTTCGGGCCGATGGAGGAGGCGCTCGGCAAGCGCGGCGTCGTGCTGTGGTGCTTCGATCCGACGTCGGGCGTCTATCGCCAGCGCAAGACCTATTTCGGGCGGATGCGGAACGCGCTCGTCGCGACCCATGCCCGCGACACTCCGGCCGGAATTCGGTACGACAAGGAATTCGAGATATTGAGCATGTTCTGAGGCGCGTTGACCGAATCGGCCCGGCGGCGTAGATGCCGCAGCGGGACGCGGTGCCGGAGTGGCTGAACGGTGAGCACGCGAAAAGTTATGGCCGATAGCCCGCGTGCGGCTGGCCAGAGAATCCAGGGTTCGAATCCCTGCCGCCTCCCACTTTTCTAGGCTTGCACATCATCCGGCTCGGCCCGTCATACGGCGCGGTTCGCGTTCCGCTTCCGGTTTTGCTCCCTCATTTGCGGGACGAATATCGGAAGCGCACCTCACTTTCCATCGAACGGGGGTAGGGCCGTCATTCCCTCGAAGGGGGCGCCATCGCCCAGAGCGGCACTTCACGAAGGCTGATCTGGAGGCCGCCATCGGGAATGACAGTGAGGGTCATGATTTGGGCGACGCGCCCATCGACCCAAAGGCGAATCCCGTCGCGCCCGAAGTTGAACACTTCACGCTGGATGTCGGTGTCGCTGCCTAAGGTCACTCCAGCGGAACGCCCATCCCAATCGGCACCCTGTAGATATTGGCGAAACTGCGGTTCAGGCATCAAATCTTCTCCTCAATCTCGCTCAGCACATGAAGATATGGCTGCCCGCTGAACTCGTCTCGGCTCGCGACGCCCGCCCTGACGGCCGCGTCGCCGGCCTCCTTGCGCGTCGGCAGCCAGCGTCCGCGGCGAGTCGGCGTTTTCCATCGGAAGGGCATCAGGCGAGCGTCTCAAGCGCCGCGGCAAAGTCGACGAAAGCGAATGAGCCGAACAAGAGCCCGCCAGCCTGCACCGTTGGCCCCGTGACATGGGAATAGGGGTTGGCCGCGTTCACGCTTAGCCCGGCGGCCTCAGCACGTCTCACGGCCTCCTGTAGGTCCGCCTCGGTCGGCTCCGGCCTCATTCCACCCTCCTGACCACATCCCACCCCAGTTCGCGCGCGAAGGCCTTGGCGGCGGTGGTCCAGTTCCAAGCGTCCATGGCGGCGTCGACTTCTGCAGGACTCGTCAGAATGCGAACCGTTTCCCCCTGACGATCTGGCCTAACGAGCCGGACGGAAACAGGCCGCTCAATCACCCGCGCCTCCCTGATCACCCCCTCATTCTCCCGCGTGGAGCAGCCAACCGATTCGGCGACCCAGTTGCCGGCCGGGGTTTCCCACAGGCGCAGCTCTGTCCAGCGGTCCTTCCCGCCGTCCTTTCGCTGCGTCGAGTATTGCCCGATCAGCTTTCCATCGAACCACAGGTCGGGGCCGTGGGAGCAGGCGAGGCGGGTGGGGGTGAAGGTGGCGGTCATATTTGCGCAACCCCCCTCGCGGCGACATATCGCTTCAGGCCGGGCGCAACGGGGCCCGGGCGTCCGGCGCTGCGTTCCTTCCGACAATAGCGGTTCCAAATTTGCCGGACGCGAGCTTCTCCGATCGACAGCGTAGCTCCCACATCCTTGACCGTCGCGCCTGCAAGCAGCGCGTCGATTATCATTCGGTCGCGCGCAGCAGTTTTGCCCTCGCCCATCTTCCCTTCCTTTCCCTGCCGCTCAGCGGCTCAATCGGATCACGGCGACGGCGACAAGGAGCCCAGCCAGCAAGATTGATTGTGCTGCGCCCTTGCGGTCTACCACCCGCGCGGTCATGGCGGCGATGCCCGCCAGCATCCCGATCACATACAGGCCGAGGCCAAGCCACCAATCCATCACGCCCTCTTATCCGGCCGCAGCCTCACAAACCGGGCCTGCCTAAGCGCCTCAGTCATCGTAGATTATCCATGCCCAGACGGCGAGCACGCCTTGGAGCATGCCGAGTTCGACCAGAATCACCTGCCGATGGGATGGCGGAATGAGGGGGCCGAGAAGGAACGTGGAGGGCGCGCAACCGACCAGCGCCACCGCAATAAGCAGCAGACTGCGCAAAGGCCGCGAGGCCAGAATTCTTGCGATCATCGGACGCCTCCTTTGTCGGGCCTCAGCCGGACGAATCTCGCCTGCCTCAACGAGCCAGCCTCAGTCACCTCCATAGCAGAAATCTCCGCCACAGTCCCGACGAGCTGAGCCCTGTCGCGCCACAGCGCCATCCGCTCGGCGTCGGAGAAGCCGGCCGAGACCCGGACCCGGCGGCCGCGATAGTCGAGCACCAGCGCGCCGAGCATCCATGCCCGATCGGCTTGCGGCACGGCGTCGACAATGACCAGGTCCAGCGTCATCGCCTTCTTGATCCGCTGCCATTCCGTCGACCGGCGCCGCTGGTACGTGCCGAGCGGGTCTTTGACGACGACGCCCTCCCCGCCGGCGGCGATGAACTCGCGCGCCTTGGCCGCGACCTCATCGGCGTCGTTGGCCCACGACCAGGGCATCGGCCGAACCGCGGCATCCGCTTTCCCCGCCAGCATCGCGTCGAGCTTGATCCGGCGCGCCTCCAGCGTCTCGCACGGATCCTCGCCGCGCCACGTCCGCATCGTTATTCCCTCGAAGAGGTGCAACGTGCCGGCGACGCCGTTGCCGCCCCGGGCCTGGAAATGGGCCAGCGTTTCGGCGAACGTGCCGCCGACGAGGAATTCGCCGTCGAAGAAGAGCGGCACGCACGCCTCGCGCTCGAGCCAGCGCAGCCGCGCGTCGATATGCTCGGCGCCAGCGATGGGCGTGCCTTCGCGGGTGACGAGCTCGCCATCGATCCACAAGGCACGGATGCCGTCGAGCTTGGGCTCCACGATCGCGCCGCCGGCGGGCATCTTGCCCCGCCAATCTCCGACGAGCTGACACAGTTCCGGGCCGGGGTCATTCCGCCGAAGGAGGGCGGGGTGCGGGCCGAGCGCGTTCATTGGCACACATCGCTTTCCATCGCGCGGGGCGCACGCATGTCGGCGATCGCCAGCGGAGGCGGGGCGCGAAGGCGCCGCAGCTCCTGTTCGGCCCGGATGGCCCGGCCGCTCAGTCGGATCACCTCGTCAGCGAGTCGCTCGTTGGCCCGCTCCATGGTTGCAATCGTCTGATCCGCCGTGGCGAGCCGAACGGTGCGCGCGTCACGCTCTTGATGCAGCAGTTCCACCAAGCCCAGCCCCGGATTGTCCCACGCCCGCTTCCGGTCAGGGCCGGTGCCCTGGTGGCCGTACTGGAGATGATCGAAGATCGCGAAGGGCGGCCCCGCGGCCCGAGCGTCCGCCTTCGCCGCGTCCCGCTCCGCATCGGCCTGGCGGACGTAATCGCCGGCCGCATCGAGGGCGAGGCGGTCAACTTGGCGCTGGTGACGCATAGCGAGGTAACGGCGCAACAGGCGCTCGCGAGCTGGCGCGTTCACAGTCCGGGCCTTTCCATCGAACGGGGGTCAGGCTGTCTTTCCATCGAAGGGGGAAGCTCGCGCCGCGCTCGCGATCGCGCCAAGCTGAGCGGGTAGCGCATGCCGTCGATGCCAACACCGATCTTGCCGCGCGCGAGTCGCTGGACGTTGATTCGGCGCCCAAGGGTGGCGGACGAGGTCAGCAAAGCGCGATCAGCGGGCCCAAGCTTGCCAAAGGCTGGGCCCATCGACCCTCGGGCCGGCTTTGCCGTCTTCCCGCCCGCCTCGCTGGCGCTACGCTGTGGCGCGAGGGCCGAGCCTCCGGTTACAGCCGCCGCGCTCGGGCTATGCTCAGCGGGGCTTAAATCGGCTCGCGGCGCGCTCATCGCCGGCCACCCGCGACGAGGCGCAGAGCCGGCCGAATGTAGCGCGCCGCGACGCCACGCTTTTGCTGCTGGGCGCGCCATTCGGCGTCTCGGCCCTCTTCGTAGATGGCGATCGCCGCGCGCAGGGCCGGCTCGAAATCGTCGCCCCGCCAGCTATTGACCGAGAATTCCACGCTCTCCAGCGCCAAGCCAGCGTCGAGAACGGCCACGCGGCCCGCGCCCTCGAACACGGCGGCGACCAAGGCGCCGTCGAACGTCTTGCCGCAGCCGACGAGATCTCCTCCTAGAGGATCGGGCTCGTTCGGGCATCGGATGCGTGCCATCTCAACACCCTCCCTGCAGCCGAGCCCGGCGCTGGCGGACCGCGGCCCCGATGATCCGGCGAGCCCGGGCGCAATCCTCGCTGCACCATGCCGTGGCGCGCTCGCCGAAGCGGGCGGCGAGGATCAGGCGGGCCGCGTCCGATCGGCTGCACCCGGTACGGCGCAGGGCCACGACCAGGCGCGGGAAGGTGGCGGCGATAATGTCCAACATGACCCTATCTTCCTTTGCGGTCGGAGGGGATGAGGGCCGCGGCGGCGCCTATCAGCGTCACGAAGGCGATCAGGATCACGATGGCAGCGGGCGCGGAGCCCAACACGGTATCCATAGTCTCAGTCCTTTCGTTGAGCAGGCTCATCAGTGGGCGGCGCTCATCTCGCCCAGACCGGGGAGCCGTGGGGCTCGTCCGGTTTCGCCTAGACGGTGACGGTGCGAACGAGGGCTCGCCGGTGCAGGCCGCTGCCTTGCTTCGCTCTCTCGCGCACATGGGCCAAGGCTGCCTCGTCGTCGCCGAACGTGCCTGCCTCGTCGTCACGCTGTATCTCGAACTGACCATCGAGATCGACCTCTCCGCCAACCTCGAACACTCCCCACCCCTCACGGGCTGCGGCTGCGTCGTCGGCGGGAGTCCACTGCTTGCTCATCATCGTTCCTTTCCGTGTGGTGGGGGAGACTTGGGGCCCAGCGCTAGTCGGGGTCGCGGGCGCGTATCTCGTCTTTCTCGCTGATGCCCTCGAGCTGCTTGCGGTCGCACCACGCCGAGCCGAGGATGATAGGCTGCAGCGTCACCGATCCGGCCAGCGGGACGTACCAATTGTCGAGATAACCGCGGGCCTCGCCATGCTCGAAGATCGCCGCGTCCAAGGCAGCCATGGCCGAGCGCTTGGTAGCACCGTGGCCGGAGAGCGTGCAGTTGCCGCAATCGAGCGAGGCGACATAGGCGATAGGCTTCGACATCATCATTCCCTTCCATGGCCGGCTCATCAGGGCAGGGAGGCCAGATCCTGCCGACGCGGGCGCCCTTGGGGGAGGCGCCCGCGTTTCGCCTACTTGTAGGAGTACAAGGTCTCCGTCGGGATCGAGGGCAGGCCCTGGTGCTGATACTCACGCGACCGGCCGACGATCTCGGCCGGCGCCACCTTCAGCGGCTTCGTCCAGCTCTTGGACCGCTTGCGGTATTTCGTGATCATCAAAGCGCCGGTGCGATTGCGCCCGAGGGCCATGGCGACCTGCGTCCCGATCTTGGCGCCGAAGCTAACAATGAGGCCATCGCCCCGCCGCACCTGGTTCATCTCGTCCTGCGTCATGTCCATTCCTTTCCCTGCCAGGCATTCGGGCCGCCCAGCTCGCCCATTCCTTTCGATGCCGACTCGGGCGGAACTCGCCCGGGGCCGGCGCCACTGAAAATAGCGGCGAGCAAGTTAGCGTCAAGTAAATAATGCATTATTGCGGGTCCTTGGAACGAATAAGTGGCTGGATGGAGCGGTTAGGGACCGCATTTTAAACACCTGTCACTGTAGTTATACTTTGCGTATGTCACTTGTTCCTGTTCCTACTCACAAAGTGCTGCCGCAGGTTCACAGAATTGAGACCCGGCGTTCTGTCGCGCGCGTCTCGCTTGCTGGAGAACATCGCGAGTTGCTGACCCTCGTCGGGAAACTCGCGATCGAGCGCGAGGCAGACCCAGCAGCGGCACAGAGCTGGTGCGCTACTCATCGGGCAGCTGGAGACGCTCGCGGTCAGTCGCGACGTCGGCCAGCAGGCAATAGAACCGAGCGGCTGCATCTCCCTGAAAGGCCGCCGCCTCCCACGCGTCGCATCCAAGGAGGCGCTGAATTGTTTCGATGGACCCGAAGGCCGCCAAGGCGAGGCCGCGGCAGTTCATAATCAGGAACTCGCGCGGCAGCATCGGCAGCGGATCGGCGCTCATCCCCTCCGCCTCTCCCGCCGAAACGCCGCCAGCCAATAGCTCCGTTGGTCTTCGTCATAGCTGGCCGGGCAATGCGTCTCCGCGCGTCGCGGGTCCTTGGCCGACTGCGTCCCGGCGCTGCGGGCCAGATTGACCTTGCGGATGTAGGCCAGCTCGCCGTGCGACATCCCGCCCCGCTCCTTGCCTGGCTGGCTTCCCCAGCGCGATTTGGGCGGGCTGGTCATAGCGGCGCGCGCCAGAGCAGCGCCTTCTGCCCAGACGGAATCCGGTGCCGACCGCGCGCCATGGGATGCTTCGGACTGCCGTCGGCGTTGAAGCCCCAGCACCAAAGCGCGGGATTGCCGCCGTTGCAGGCGATTTCCTCGATCACCTGCTCGGTCCAGTCGCCGTCGGAGGCGATCGCGCCCCAGCAGACGAAGACCTGATCGACTGCGGCGGTGATCTTGCATAGCTCGGCCAAGTTGTCGCAGATCGCGTCGCGCGCGTACCAATCCGGCCCGCTGTTCTGCCAGTCGGCCCGCTTGCGGCATTCGGCCGGCGACGAGGTGACGAACGGGTAGAGGTTGGCGGCACGATACTCGGCAAAGCCATTCTCTCGGAACCACTTGATCCACCATCCCGACGTCGGATCGTCCCGGTCCTCGCCCGCGTCGCTCGGATTGTGGCCGATCACCGCCGCGGTCCGGCCCTTGTGGGCCCAACGGCGCCGCAGCTCGATCCGGTTGCCGCCTATGAAGCGCGCGCTCCGCTCGATGTAGCCGCTGGCGAATGGGTCGATGACTGGGAAGACGAGCTGGGTCATCCCCGCCCCCGATACCGCTGCAGCATGTCGAGCCCTATGTCGAAGCTGGCGGCGATCTCCTCATCGGTCGCGTCTGTCCGCACGGCTGCTCTGAGCGCGTCGGCGCGTTCCGGCGTCATGCGCGGGCCTGGCTTCTTCCGCTGCGCGCGCTGGACACGCCAGCGCGTATCCCCCTCGATAAGCCAATCCCAGCCCATTACGGCCGCCCGTCCCGTCGCGCAGGGCAGGCCGGGGACGTCGACTCGGCCCGCCCGCCAGCTACGACCCTCGCATCCACCTCTCCGCCGCCGCGGTCGTCCAAAGCGGCCGGAACACGCCGAGCAGATAGGCGAACCGCACCCAGCCCTTGCATCCCGGCGTGAACCGGCATCTCGAGCGCCGGTCGATCAGGGAATAGTCCGGGCCCTTGGCCGCCGCGATCTTGGCGAGGTCGACGGGCTCCCACCGCCGGCAGACCTGGCACATCGCCCGGACCTCGCACCCCTCGGCCAGCATCGCGCCGACGGTCTGGACCCAGGCCGGCATGTTCTGACGAGTCTGGATCCGGCCGCTGTTGCCCATGCGGGTGGGGATGGACGAGGGGCAGGGCGGAGGGCAAGGGCAGACGGCGCATCATGCGGCCACCTTCTCGTCTTCGGCTCGCGCTTCGGGCACGCTCAGCGGGAAGTTGGCCGCGACCAACGCCCTCGACATCGGCGGGCAGACGCTGTTGCCGCACTTCTCGATCTGCGCGCTCTTGGTAAGCGGCTTCCCGTTATACTCGAACTCAATGATGTAATCGGGCGGGAAGCCCTGCGCGTTGTAAAGCTCGCGCGGGGTGAGCATCCGCATGCCGATGTCCACGATCGCGTACTGCTCGCCGTTGATCGTGACGGTGACCAGGGCGAAGCGATCGAGCGTCGTGACCGTCCCGAGCGGCCCGCTCAGTCCGTGCCCGGTCTCTTCATTCCCGTAGTATTTGAGGAGAAAGGCATAGACCTTGTTGGCGCCGACCAGCGCCTCTTCGGATAGCGGGAGCGGCTCAAGCTCGGTCTCGACCTCTGCGAGATGCGTGCCTTGGGCGCCGACCGTGGCGAGCGGTTCGTCGCTCGGATGGCCGTGGCGGCAGGTGCCCTTCAGCTTGACGATGTTCGAGGTGGCGAGCGCCTGAAGCGGCCCCCTCTGAACGATCGTTGAGACCGGCTCCCTGGCGTCGTGTCCGGCGTTCGGCTTCCGGCCTGGGCGGGTCTCGCTGTGCTGCACCACATGGGCAGTGGTGAGGCAGTCGAGGCCGTGGATTGCCAGGCGCTCCAACGTCGCCTCAGCGACGGCGCCCTGACTGCCGATCGCCGTCACCGTCGGCGCGGGCTCTTTCATGCTGCGCGCCCGCGGGGCCTGCCCTTCGCGCTCGCCATTGCGGGTATTGATCAGAGTGGCGCCAACAAGCCCGAGCGGAGGCGCGCCGCCGGGCCGCTTTACGAAGCTGTTGGCGGTGACCGTGGCTAGAGGTTCGCGGGCGTCGTGGCCGATCGCGCCGGTGCGGAACTTGGTGATGTGCGGCGCGATCACCGCAAGCTCGCCTCGGTTCGCGCCGGTGATAGTCGGCACTGGCTCAGTAGACGGATAGGCCCGGCCCGGCCCGCCAGCGTGCGTCAGTGGGATGATGAAGGGGTCGTCGCAGTTGACGACGAACTTCATGATGCCGTGCGCGATCCGGCGCAGCGTGTTGTCGGCCAGCGCCTTCTTGCGGGTGAAGATCGACGGGCACTTGATCGAGAAGTCGATCACCGAGTCGGCGGCGGTGCGGTAGGGCAGCAGCTTGCCCGAGATCACGCCGCGCGTGCCCGGCTTCCCATGGGTCGGCTTCGGCCAGCGGATCGCCTTGCCGTCGCACCGCGCGATCAGGAAGAGCCGCTTGCGGATCGTGGGCGCGCCATAGTCGCAGGCGCGAAGCTCCTTGAACTGGATGCGATAGCCCGCCTTGCGCAGCGCGGTGAGCCACTTCGTCCAGGTCTCGCCGGCGCGCTCCTTGATCGGCAGGCCGTCGTCGTCGAGCGGACCCCACGAGCGGATTTCCTCGACGTTCTCCATGAAAATCACGTCGGGCCGCACCTGCTGCGCCCACAGCACCACCACCCACGAGAGATCGCGGATGCTCTTCAGGCGCGGCTTGCCGCCGCGGGCCTTCGAGTGGTGGGTGCAATCTGGGCTGAACCAGGCGAGGCCGACCTTGCGGCCCTGCGTCGCTTCCTTGGGATCGACGCGCCAGATGTTGTTCTTGATGTGGGTCGTGCCGGGGTGGTTGATCTCGTGCATCGCGAGCGCTTCGGCGTCGTGATTGATCGCAATATCGACCGCCCGCCCAAGGGCCTGTTCGATCCCGGTCGAGGTGCCGCCGCCCCCGGCGAAATTGTCCACCACCAGGCCCGGCACAGCCGCGGCGATGGTGGCGGCAACGGCGGTCGTCGCCCAATCGGGGAAATAGGCCATGTCAGCGCCGATCCACCCAAGGCCGCCGCTCGACCGGCAAAAACCCGCGCGTCTCGATCACCACGACGGCGACGCCGGTGGCGATCAGAGCGAGGAGGCAGAGGGCCTTGGTCAT